TACTTATGGACACGCAGCATCAAACTTTGTAAGAAGTTGGTATGAGAAAACAAAAGAAGAAAATGGTTTAAATGATGTAGATTCAGCGTTAGAAATAATGGTTGATCAACTTGGAATGAATGAAAACTTTGCTGATGGTAAAGTAAAAGGCAAAAGCAGACCAGGGCGTGTAAAGCGTTCAGGTGCTAGTTGTAATGGAAGTGTTACAGCATTACGCAAAAGGGCTAAAAATAGTAGTGGTGAAAAAGCGAGGATGTATCATTGGTGCGCAAACATGAAGTCGGGCAAAAAGAAAAAATAGACTGGGCAGTAGAATACCCAGACGGTTATAGCAGAACGTGGAGAGAACACGAAGACATGAGCATTGATGATATAGAATGGGCGCACTACATAGCCAAGTACAAAGAACACGAAGCAAATAGAACAAGCACAAACGAAAGAAACAAATACTGGAATGAATATAGAAGATCTAAATGAAGATGCTAGAATCGTAAAAAATGTTAACACTACCGCAGATGTTGATATTGATCAAATACCAGTGGAAGCAATTAAATTAGGCAACAAAGTCACAATAGACGGTGTGCCGCCATTTTTACGTGTAGATGGTAAACTAAAAGAACGGCGTTACACAGCGTATGAATGGAGTGTAATGGAGGGTGGACACAGTTTAGAAGAGCCAGAGGCAAAACCTAAACTGTTTGATTTCGATAAATACTAACATGTTCATTAGAGAGACTTTTAAAAAAACACCATTTTTAATGTTTATGGCTGATTTACGTATCAGACAAAAATTTTATAGCCAAGCTATAAAAGTCCAAACCAGTGCTCGTAATGTAATTGAAGCACGTAAGCAAATTATGGCACAATATGGTCCAGAAACAAAAATTATCTCACTAAGGAGAATCAAATGAATTTACGTGAGATTACAGGTGGAGGCAAAGATGCTCATCAAGCAAAAGGCAAAGATCCAATGCCTAAAGCAAAAGGTGGCAGAAAAAAACATCCTTTAAAGCATCAATTAGTAGGCGATAGTATAGAACATGAACTCGACGAAGCAGCACCTGTTATAGCCGCAGCTATATGGCTTATTAAATGGGCAGCAGTACGTGGCGCATGGCCTGTATTAAAGTTTATACTAAAAAGATATGGCGGTAAATTAGCATTTGGCGCAGGAGCAGTAGCAGCAATTGATCAAGGATGGGATTGGGTAATTAGTAAAGTTGGCGAAGAGTATGCCCAGATGCTTATTGATAACAAATTTGAAATTGGAATGGCAGTAGCATTAATAATGGGTGCTGTAGCATTACAAAAAATCTTTATGAAAAAGGGTGACGAAATTGTCGCTAAGTATCAAGAGTCAATTAACGAAATGACCAGTGCGGGCGGCATAGCAGCAGTAGCAATGCCAATGGGCACATTACAGCGTAGAGGCACAAAGCCAAAACGCAAAGCAAAAAAGAAGAACAGATAAATAGTAGTAATCGGAGAATACTATGACAACAGTAGATGAAAAATCAAAAGGTTTGTATTACAACGTAAACAAACGTAAGAAAGCAGGAACAAGTCGTCCAAAAAATCATCCTAAAGCGCCAAGCGCACAGGATTGGAAAGATGCTGCTAAAACAGCAAAAGAAGACAACCAAATGGGTATGGATCCAAAGCATAGAGAAATCGCTGGCTTAGGACGTAAAATGATCGACATGGCATCTAAGATGACAGGTACAGATGATAATACACTTATGATGGCAAATGCTTTATCTCGTCTTGGCGACACACTTACAAACTTTGGTGCTAACTTTGGTCCAAAGAGCATGGAAGATGTTGTAAGAATTACAGGCATGGACAAACCAGTGATCTCCGCACTGATTAAAAAAGCCAAAAGCGACACAGGTTCTTCAACTAACCAAGCAGCAGAAGGCAACGAGTTTGCTAAAAAAGTTGCTGACTTAAAAGCAAAAGGTGCTAAACCAGGAACTAAGTTTAAAACATCAGACGGTCAAGAACATGTACTTGAAGGTCTTGCTGATATGGCAGATATTGCCGAGCGTGATCACGAAGTACAAATGGCAAGAGCAGAGCTTTATAAGATTGCCAAGTATAGTATCAAACTACATGACATGATGAAAAGTATAAGCGAAGCTGAAGGTCTTGAAGGATGGATGCAGAGTAAAATTACTAAAGCAGCAGATTACTTAGGCAGTGTGTATCATACTCTTGATTATGATCAATCACCAATTGCTACCGAATCACATAAGTTTACAATGTCAGAAAACGATGTCACTGCGTATAAAAATACATTAGCAGAAAAGATGTCAAAAAAAAAATAAAGTCAGCCCATAAACACGCAGACAAGTTAAAGAAAGATAAAAAAGCAAAGTCTAGTATCACAAAATGGGCTAAAGACAAAGGAATGGATCCAGAAGGTGCTATGTACGCAATAGCAATGAATAGGGAGAAAAAGAAATGAAAATATCTGAAGTAACCGATCACACTTGCGAAGAGTGCGGCAATGTAAGTTGGACCACATTAGACGAAGAAAAGAAAAAAGGTAGCCACGGAAAAGTATGCTGGAAAGGCTATCGTAGAGGAAAAGGCAATAGTTGCCATAAGGTAAAAGGCGACGGCTAGTGTGCTTGTATAACGACGGTGTTATATTAGAAAAACAACTTTTTGACAAACAAACTATAAAAAATATAAAAGAAAGTGTTTCAGCATTAAAACCTGATCACGGGTTTGATCATAACCTTGAATTCACTGTTGATAAACCAAAAAACCTATACAGTCAATATTGTTCAGAAAACATAGACGATAAAAGTTTTTCTATCCTAAATAATAAAATTAAAAAAATAGTAAACGACCACATAGAAGATGCTGTGCCTTTTGGTAATGGAAATGTAGTTGTACAAAATTCAGGATATAATGCTGTCATGCCACATCTTGATTGTCCTTACAGATTCACACAATACAATTATGAAAAAGATTTACTTGGCGTATTGGCATTTGTACCTTTAGATAATTTTACCAAAGAAAACGGTGCTACAGGGTTTGTAAAAGGAAGTCATAAATTTCACTTGGATAATGTAAAATGTTATGAAGGTCATTATAACGATTTTTATAATGACAACCATGAGCAAATTGAATGCAAGATTGGAGATGTAATTATTTGGAACGCAAAAATATTACATAGCGGCATGCCTAATCATACTAAGTATTCAAGGGCTGGTATTGCTATAAATTATGTTAGCAATAGTATTATGGATAACCTATACAAAATTATGAATGAACAAAGTCATAGTGAGCAATATAGAAATGACGTTTGAAGAAAACATACATAACTGGATAGAAAAATTCCTAAGTATACCTAACACGACTTTTAGTAATCTGCCTCCTTGTCCCTTTGCTAAACAAGCAATGTTAGAAGACAAGATACAATGTGTTGAATTAAAGGCTATAGATCGACTTAGCATTGGTGAATATTTTATATGCGAATTAGAAAACTTTTCTTATCATTGGCCTAGAAAAAAAGAAGTAGTAATATTAGGTTGCGACCCACAATTAATCACTAGCGAAGAATTATCTCGTGCTGTAGGACATGCTAACGATCAATTTTTACATAACAGAGGATACATTGCGCTAGAGGATCATCCAGACGAAGAAGAAAAAGTTAATGAAGTAATTTTAAACAATGGCCAATATGCCATTGTATTTTTACAGGATTCAAAAAAGTTAAATACAGCAAGAACAGCATTACAAAAACAAAATTATTATGTTAACTGGGATGCCGAATACTATGCTGATGTAACTGAAATATGACAAGTAGAATCGATTTAACAAAAACAACATATAAAACAATTGATTTTAAATTGTTGTCTAGTAATGAATTTACAGAATGTGAACAAATATACAAACAGTATATAAGATACAAAAACTTTGAAGAAATATATCCAATTTTTAGAGAAGACTGGGATCATTCTACAGTTTTTGGATATTACGACAACAACCAATTAGTAGCATGGAGTGCTTATTATGTATATCCTAGTAAAAGCACAGCACATGCGGATCAATTTGCTTGGAACTACAAGAATCCTAAACTTAAATTAGGTTACAAATCTTTGAGAAGTGAATGTGCCTATTTTAGAAATATAGGATTTAAATACCTAATACTCGGAGATCTATACAGTTACAAACAAGAGCTTAAAGGATTTGAAACAATAAATATAGATTCACCAGGCGCATTTGAGTCTTGACTTATTACATATAATAGTATATAATTAAATTAAAACAAAAGGAGCAAGTATGAGTGACAGAGTTTACGGCGCTGAAGAAAAAGCTAAACTAGAACGTCTAGTAAAAGAAGGTGTAACAGTATTACAAGAGATTGAAGATTTACAAGGCGGATTGAAAGAAACTGTGAAAGCAGTAGCAGAAGAACTTAACGTAAAACCTAGTCTTATTAATAAAGCAATTAAAGTTGCTCAAAAAAATGACTGGTCACGTCATCAAGATGAATTTGAAGATCTTGAAACCATTGTTGCTACAACTGGATATGATAAAGACTAAGTACTTTAAGGAGTTTACATGAATCGAGGCAAAGTAGAACCAGTTTGGCAAGACCAAAGTTTTTATAATTTAGATTATGAAAGTCGCGGTGGTTATGGGCAAGATGAATACATCATGTATGGGCACGATCCATACAAAGTAATAATTAACAATGATGTATATGTTGGCCCAATGTCTAAGATGCCAGACTTTAGTAGCAATGTGATTGAACAACTTCCAACTCATGATAGTTATAGTGTTGCTTTTTACAGAACACCACCAGGTAACATATTGCCAGTACATAAAGATATGTATTGTAATTATATGAAAATGAACAACATATCAGATGTTAACAAAATTACTAGATACATTGTTTTCTTAGAAGATTCTAAACGTGGACATCTTTTTCAAATAGAAAAAGAAGTGTTAGCAGACTGGAAGCGTGGAGATTGGATTAGTTGGACAGGCAGTACTTTACATGCGGCATATAATATGGGTATAGAGCATAGGTACACAATGCAGGTTACCTGTTTTGATAACTAGAATATTAGATTACTTTAAAGAGAGTTATAGATTATCTCCAGTAGCGTTTTACTGTGAAATGGCCGAAACAACTTTATTAATGGCTGCTTCAGTAATACTTACTTTTACTGTGTTAGATCCTGCTACTGAACTTTTTATACCAATGTATTTAATAGGTAGTATACTAGGTGTCATTAGCACAGTTATACGAAAGGCAGCATTTGCTATTATATTGTGTGCTTGGTTTGTGCTTATGAATTCTCTTGCTCTAATACAACTTTTCGTGTTATAATAATAAAAAGGAATATAAATGCCATACGTTGATGCTTTTTTTGATAGAGATGCTGATATTATTCGTGCCGTTGAACGCCGCGATGGCAAAAGGCATTATCAAGAATATCAAGCAAAGTACACATTTTACTATGAAGATCCACGTGGCAAATACAAAAGCATTTATGGTGATCCATTAACACGTATTGTATGTAAAAACACAAAAGACTTTCGCAAGGAACTTGCTATAAACAAAGGCAAGAAAATGTTTGAGTCTGATCTTAATCCTATATTTCAATGTTTAAGCGAACACTATCTTAATCAAGATGCTCCTAAAATGAATGTTGCTTTTTTTGATATTGAGACAGACTTTGATCCAGAGCGTGGCTTTGCTGATCCAAGCGATCCTTTTATGCCTATTACTGCTATTACTGTACATTTACAATGGCTAGATGCTCTTATTACTTTTGCTTTGCCGCCAAAGACACTAACTATGGAAGAAGCACAGGCAGAAGTAGAAGATTTTGACAATACATTCTTGTATGCTAATGAAGGCGAAATGCTAGAAGCGTTTCTTGATATTATTGAAGATGCTGATATTATAAGTGGTTGGAACAGCGAAGGTTATGATATTCCATATACAGTCAATCGTGTAAGTAGAGTGCTGAGCAAGGATGATACAAGACGTTTTTGTTTGTGGAAGCAACTTCCTAAAAGACGTGAGTTTGAAAAGTATGGCAAAACTGCTGAAACATTTGATACTGTTGGCAGAGTACATATGGACTATCTTGAACTATATCGCAAGTACACATATGAAGAACGCCACACATACAGACTAGATGCTATCGGCGAATTGGAAGTTGGTGAAAACAAGACTGTGTATGAAGGCACACTTGATCAACTTTATAACAATGACTTCAAGAGATTTATTGAATATAATAGACAAGACGTTGCCCTACTTGACAAACTAGATAAGAAGTTAAGGTTTATTGACTTAGCAAATCAAATTGCACATGACAACACAGTGCTATTACAAACAACAATGGGTGCTGTAGCAGTTACAGAACAAGCTATTGTAAATGAGTCGCATAATAGGGGCATGCAAGTTCCAAACAGAAAAGAACGTGATGGACAGACAGCAGCAGCTGGTGCTTATGTTGCGTTTCCTAAAAAAGGTTTACATGAATGGATTGGTTCAATGGATTTGAACAGTCTGTATCCAAGTGTTATTAGAGCAATGAACATGGCACCTGAAACTATTATAGGACAAATTAGATTAGAAATAAGCGAAGCTCGTGTACAAGAAGATATGACACTTAAAAAGAAAAGTTTTGCGGGCAGTTGGGAAGGCAGATTTGCTACTGAAGAATATGAAGCTGTAATGGATCAACGTAGGGATGTATCTCTTACTATTGACTGGGAAGAAGGTAAGGAGCCAGCAGGCAGCACTAGTGATGTTCTAAGTGGTGCTGAAATACACAAACTTATTTTTGATAGTCAAATGCCGTGGATGCTTAGTGCTAACGGCACTATTTTTACTACAGAATATGAAGGCATTATTCCTGGTATTCTAAAGCGTTGGTATAGCGAACGTAAAGATCTACAAAAGATGTTAAAGAAAGCAAAAGATGCTAAAAATGACGCAGAGATTGAATACTGGGATAAACGTCAGCTAGTTAAGAAGATTAACTTGAACAGTTTGTATGGTGCTATTTTAAATCCTGGTTGTAGATTCTTTGATAAACGTATTGGACAGTCAACTACACTTACAGGTAGACAGATTGTTAAGCATATGAGCGCAGAAGTAAACAAAGTTGTTACTGGTGAATATGATCACGTAGGCAAAGCTATTATATATGGCGATACAGACTCTGTGTATTTTAGTGCGTGGCCTGTGTTAAAAGATGAAGTTGCTCAAGGTACTATACCTTGGGGTAAGGATAATGTTATTACATTGTATGATCAGATTTGTGAACAAGCAAACACAACATTTCCAGACTTTATGATGCGAGCATTTCATTGTCCAAAGTCACGTAGTGATGTTATTGCGGCGGCTAGAGAAATTGTTGCTGAAACAGGCTTGTACATTACAAAGAAACGTTATGCGGCATTAGTATATGACTTGGAAGGCTTTAGAACAGATGTTGATGGTAAACTAGGCAAAGTAAAAGCAATGGGGTTAGATTTAAAACGCAGCGATACTCCTGTGTTTATGCAAAACTTTTTAAAAGACTTATTAGATATGGTACTACAGAAAAAAGGTGAAAAAGAAATACTAGATGCTATAAGTGATTTTAGACGTGAGTTCAAAGAACGTCCAGGATTTGAAAAAGGATCACCTAAACGTGCTAACAAGATTGGACATTATCAGCGTCTTGAGGAAAAGCAAGGCAAAGCAAACATGCCTGGACACGTAAGAGCCAGCATCAACTGGAATACACTTAAACGTATGAATGGTGACAAATACTCACAAGAGATTGTAGATGGTATGAAAGTTATTGTTTGTAAACTTAGACAAAATCCATTGGGTTTTACTAGTGTTGCTTATCCAACAGATGAACTACGTATTCCAGACTGGTTTAAAGAACTTCCATTTGATAGTGACGCTATGGAAGAAGTGATTATTGACAACAAACTAGACAACTTGATTGGTGTGTTGAAATATGATTTAGAAAGTACAAAACAAAAGACAACATTCAATAATTTATTCGAATGGGACTAAAATGAAATTTTTTATAACAGGTACAAGACGTGGTTTAGGTAAAGCACTAGAAGAAAAATATGGAAATTGCGGAAGTTTAGAAGAATGTGATGTTTTCATCAATTGCAAACACATAGGGTTTGATCAAGTTTATTCCTTATATGAAGCTGCGGATCTAAATAAACGTATAATCAATATTAGTTCCAATTCAGGTGATGGTATTAAAAATAAACCGCATGTATATGCTATAGAAAAAAATGCTCTTGACAAAGCCAATGAACAGTTGTATTATCAAGGAATCGATACAACTAGTGTAAGATTTGGATGGATTGATACTCCTCGAGTACAAGGCGTAGAAGAACAAAAAATGAGTGTAGAATATTGTATATCTGTAATTGATTGGATACTACAACAGCCGCATAAAATAAAGGAAATTACAATTACACCATGAAAGTAGGATTTACATGTAGTACATTTGATTTGTTACATGCTGGACATGTGCAAATGTTACGTGAAGCAAAAGAACAGTGCGATTATTTAATTTGTGCTTTACAAATGGATCCAAGTGTAGACAGAGCTGAAAAGAATGCACCAGTCCAAACTATTGTAGAGCGTTACACACAATTAAAAGGCGTAAAGTATGTGGATGAAATTATTCCATATGGCACCGAAAAAGACCTAGAAGATATCTTGACAATGTATCATATAGATGTTAGAATACTAGGAGAAGAATACAGAGACAAAGACTTTACTGGTAAGGATATTTGCCGTAAGCGTGAAATAGATCTGTATTTTAACAAACGTGATCATCGCTTCAGCACAAGCGATCTTAGAAAAAGGGTATGTGAAGTATAATGTGGATATTATTTGTAATTAGTTTTGTGCCTGATTTAAATGAATATAAAGTCACAAAATTCAACACCTACAATAACAGAACACAATGCGAAATAAATCAGACTGTATTAAAAGCACTGTTTGAAGAAGATGAAAAGGCGGTTTGTGTATATGAATAAGTTTGTTTTTGATGTTGACGGGACTCTTACTCCAAGCCGTGGCAAAATGGATTATCAATTTAAAGCATTCTTTAATACATTTTGCTTGGTAAATGATGTGTATCTTGTTACAGGCAGTGATAAAGAAAAAACTATAGAACAGATTGGCGAAACATATAACCTTGCTAAAGTTGTATACAATTGTAGTGGCAACGATGTATACAGTTCTGGTGTAAATATTCGAAGTAAAGAATGGACTGCTCCTAAAGAACTTATGGATCTAATGTATGGTTGGCTACAAGCAAGCAGTTTTCCTTTACGCACAGGTAATCATATTGAAGAACGTCCAGGTTGTGTGAACTTTAGTATAGTTGGTAGAAATGCTACACTAGGTGAACGTAAATTATATATTAAACACGACTTAGAAAACAAAGAACGTGAAAGTATAGCATATCAAATCAATCTTGAGTTTCCAGAAATCACGGCAAAAGTAGGAGGAGAAACAGGCATTGATATCTATCCTACAGGCTGGGATAAAGGACAAATACTTGATGACTTTAATGATTTTGATCGTGTTATTTTCTTTGGTGACAAAATGGAACAAGATGGTAACGATTATCCACTAGCAAGTAAACTAAAACATCCTAGTAAAGCAATCCGTGTTACTGGATGGAAAGACACTTGGGAAAAGTTAAAAGAATATGCTTAAAATAGGTATTGCTGGGTACGGGTATGTAGGACAAGCCCACCATCAAGCACTTAAAGAATATTATGAAATACTAATTAGTGATCCTGACAAAGGACACTATGACGATTTACGACATTGTGATGCTATTATTGTATGTGTTTCTACACCAATGAATGAAGATGGTAGTTGTGATATGTCTAACGTAGACGCAGTGATTGATGATGCTAAAAATGTTCCTATTTTAATCAAAAGCACAATCAGCATAGAAGGCTGGCAAAATTTACGGGCTAATTTTACTCATGACAAAATTTGTTTTTCACCAGAATTTTTAAGAGCAGAGTCAGCACTAGACGATTTTAAAAATAATAACACTATTCTTATGGGCGGTGATGATATTGGATTTTGGCAAGATTTGTTTTTAAACGCTATGGGCAATATCAATATCTTTACTGCGACACCGGAAGAACTTATTCTTGTAAAATATTTCCGCAACAGTTTTCTAGCAACCAAAGTTGCTTTTTTTAATGAAATTTATGACTTGTGTGAAAACACAGATACTGACTACAAAAAAGTAGCAGAATACATTGGCTTGGATCCTCGTATTGGATCAAGTCATACAACAGTAACCAGTGAGCGTGGATTTGGAGGACATTGTTTTCCAAAAGACGTAAGTGCTATATTAAAAACGGCAGCTAATTTTGATAAAAATCTAAATATACTTGAAGCTGCTAACAACTATAATAAAAGGATCAGAAAGTGATAGAAATAAAACCAGACCCTACCTTGAACGAACTTAGAAAAATATTCAACCAACATGGTTTAGAATTTTATATTAAGAAACAAAAAGGGTCTGTTGTTAAAGTTCACTTTATGATCACAGAGGAAGAAGAAAATACTTGACTTTCGACAACATAGGCTTTATACTAACACAATAGGAGACAAACATGAAAGACATTCTAAAAGACATTATTGATCACACGCATAAACTAGGATTTATTGCGCAGTTAAAAGTTACAAATGATAACGATACTGTAATTGAATCTATGGCAGAAGACAGAAGTGTGATTATGACAGCAACAACACACTCTCCAGTGGCAGAATTTACAGGTACATTTGGTATGCCCAACTTAGACAAGTTGAATTATCATTTGAACAATCCAGAATACAAAGAGGATGCTAAGATTGAAGTAGTTCAAGGAGAAAGCAATGGTGAAAAAATGCCAACACATATTCACTTTGAAAACAGGTCTAGCGACTTCCAGAATGACTATCGTTTTATGAATAAAGCACACATCGAAGAAAAGTTGAAAAGTGTGACTTATAAAGGTAACAGTTGGGATGTAGAAATTACTCCAAACATTGCTAGTATTGAACGTATGAAACTAATGGCAGGCGGTAATAGCGAAGAAGTACTTTTCCAAGTTCGCACAGTTGATAACAATTTGAACTTTTACTTTGGTGAAGAAAATACACACAGTGGTTGGTTAACTTTCCAGCATGGTGTTGAAGGCACACTTTCTCATACTTGGGCATGGCCTATTTCACAAACACTTGCTATTTTAAATTTGTTTGGTGAGAAAACAATGAAAATTACAGACCAAGGCGCTATGATGATCAGTGTTGATAGCGGAATGGCACAGTATGATTACATTTTACCAGCACAGCAGAAATAATGAATGAAAACAAATCTCACAGAATCGCAAAAAGACTACTCTGTATTTTTACCTAGTATCAGTGGATTTTATGCTACATTTATAGGCAAACAAAGATACAGCGAATACGTAGAGCAAGCACGTATACCTAAAGGTATTGGCACTGTTGAAAGTCTTAATTTTTTGAATCCTAATGAAGGAGCGTTCCATTACAAATGGGCGCTCTATTCTGCTGGACATGCCGACTTAGATGTAACCAAGCATGTAGAAAAAGAAGATATGTGTCGTAACCGTGACAGAGATAATTCATGGTTGCTTGGTGACTCGGGTGGATTCCAAATTGCTAAAGGATTATGGCCTGGTGATTGGACTAGTGAAACTTGTCCACATGCTAACAAGAAGCGTGAGCTGGTTGTAAACTGGATGGAAGCATATATGGACTATGGTATGATGCTTGATATTCCAACATGGACATTCCAAAGTCCTAAAGCAGCCGAAGCAGCAAATATCCGTAGTTATGATGACGCTGTGAAAGCAACACACATTAATGCTCGTTATTATATGAAACATCGTCGAGGCAACTTTAAAGTATTAAACGTCCTACAAGGAAGTAATCATACAAACGCAGATAGTTGGTATGAAGAATTTAAAGGTTACTGTGATCCAAAACAATATCCTGATACACATTTTAATGGTTGGGCTATGGGTGGACAGAACATGTGTGATGTACACTTAATTTTGCGTAGACTAGTTCATATGATACATGACGGATTGTTAGAAGAAGGACTTCACGATGTGATGCACTTTCTTGGTACAAGCAAACTAGAGTGGGCTGTTCTACTTACAGATATTCAACGAGCAGTGCGTAAATATCATAATCCTAATTTTATGATTACATATGATTGTGCGTCTCCATTCTTAGCTACTGCTAATGGACAAATTTATCATAGTATTAGGACAGAACATAAAGGCAAATGGAGTTACATGATGTCTGCTAGTGCTGATGCTTTATTGTACTCAACTGATACACGTAAATTTAGCGAAGCTGTTGTAGCAGATAAGATACTTCCAGCATTTGAGGATTCTCCTATCAGCGAAACACTACAAATGAAAGATATTTGTATCTATAAAGAAGGTGATAAAAACAAAGTTGGTGCTATTAAAGTCAAAGCAGGTGATGTTGAATTAGATAAAGAAGGCAATCCAGTGCTTGACGAAAATGGATCGCCAGATAAAGATGACAAAGACTATAATCCAAATTATGGACAGCCTATAATTAGAAAAAAAGACAGCACAAGCTGGGATAGTTTTAGTTACGCACTACAAATGGGGCATAATGTTTGGATGCATATCGAAAGCACACAACGAGCAAACGAGCTTTATGATAAAGGAGAATATCCTTACATGATGGTGTATGATAAAAGTAATAATTATCATGTTTTTAGAGAAGTAGTAGACGAAATCTTTGCTCAAAAAGACAGAGAAAAAAGTTTAGCAGTTATTGACAAATATGGCACTGCTACTCAGCATCCTAGTTTATGGACACATATTATTGGCACTCGACTTAAAATTGGAAAAAAAGCACTTACAGCAGAGGCAAAATTTGACGAATTATTTGAGGTAAAATAATGACAGACATTGGAAGTATCGAAAGTCATATTAACGAATTGGTTAAAAAACATAGAAAACTTGATAACGATATTTTAGAGTTACAAAAATCATATACTGTAAACGAAGATATACGTAGGTTAAAAACACAGAAACTTTGGTACAAAGATGAAATACATCGTTATAAAAAAATACTTGAGAGTTTGAAATAATGGATGAAGAAGAAAAACGTTTAAGACTAGAAACTATTGAAATAGCATTAGAAGATATAGAAACTATTATTGCTAATATGGAAGAAAAAAACTATCCAAAAAATGAGATCAATGAATACTATAAAAAACGTTGGGATCTTTGGCAGGAACAATATAGAACGAGGAAAGCATGAAAAGAGTATATGATCAAGGAACTAATATTGAGGATGCTCAATACTTTGTCGGTACTGAAGTAGAAAAGACACCTCAACATGGAAAGAAAACATTGTTTGTTGTTGGGATCAAAGACATTGACGAAATTTGTACATTAGCCGAATACCACGGTTGTAAACATATTTACTGTGGTGCTAACATGAGTTTTAATGTAACAGAAAATACAAGTAGCCAATGGAAACCTTGGGAAGATATGGTACTGCCTTTACTGAGTAAAGGGTATTGGGTAACATTAGATATAGATGTTTCGCAAATTGAAGGCTTATTAGAAAGTGGATTTACAGAACATAATAGGTTTATTCCAATGGTAAGTGTGAAACTACCTTATATTAATCAATTAGGATATAATGCTTGTTTAAAAATTGATGATAAAGATTTTGATGCTACAAACCCTGGTGTATGGGTCCATAAGGTACATGATTTACAAACACGTGAAACATTTACTGATTGGTCTAAATACACCACAGATACAATTATAGGTTGACAATATGTCACAAGAACGCTATTATGAATACATGCTAAGACGCACAAGAGAGGAAGATGCTAAATTGAATAAAGCACTAGAAAATGCTAAACGTAGTATTTGGGTTACATTTCGTAAAGAAGGTATCCATTTGTATCCTGCGGCAAAAGACGATCCAGCACTAGCAACAGGTGGCTGGGATGACGTAAGTTTTTTAGGTGTGGCTCATAGACACATCTTTCATTTTAAGGTACAAATTCAAGTTACACATAATGATCGTGACATTGAATTTATTCAGTTCAAGCGTTGGCTAGAAAGTCTTTATGACGACAAGGTTATTGAACTAAACCACAAATCATGTGAAATGATCGCAGATGACTTGTACACACAGATTAACGCAAAGTATCCCGGCCGCTTTGTTGTTATTGATGTCGCCGAAGATGGCGAAAATGGCTGTCAAATTGTTTACCCATAGTAAAAAGGAATTAGGTAAATGAGTATCACTAACCAAGTGGTGAATAAGATTTTTAATGATCTTGATGAGTATCGCGACTACTGTCGTTTTGAAGGTAAAGTGTTTGACGAAAAAGCACTTTATAAAAAGTCTGACCGCAATTGGCAGGCTTATGAAAAATATCGTAATTGGCTTCGTGCTAAGGCTCGGGCGAAAGGACGTAGATAATGCGTAAACTGTTTTACATGGGACTAGAACCCTATGAAGGCAGGTACACATTACAATTGACAGACTGGTCACGTAGAGCTTTTGTTCGACGTGGTGTTGATTGGATAAATGTACCTGGTACAACTATTGACAACACAAAAGCTATTCAAGTAGGTCAAGTATTAGACGCACATGGCCGTTCCTACTTTGCTATGTCGCAAATGATGAACTTGGTACAAATGATGCGTAACGGTGAAGTCACAGGCGAAGATGTTATTTTCTTTGAAGACATGTTCCAGCCCGGTATGGAATCGTTGCCTTACATTATGGATCAGATTCCTACAGAACAACGCCCACAAGTTTGGATACGTTGTTTAGCACAGGCAGTAGATCCAGATGACTTTGTACACGTTTGGGGTATGAGCAAGTGGATGAGTTTGTATGAAGAAATGTGTAACGAGTTTGTTACTGGTGTATTAGCAAGTAATGAAGAAATGGTTGCGCATATGAAGATTGCTAACTGGAAAGCGCCTATTTACAACATCAGTGGACTAGCATTTGATAAGACAGAAGTTGCGCTACGGATTGGTGAAATCAATACTTGGGAAAAGCGTGATAATCGTGTTGTGTTTGCCGCACGTTTTGATCAAGAAAAACAGCCAGATTTCTTTATGGATATGATTGAAGAATGGTACGGCACTCCAGGTACAATGGATGTAGAATTTGCTATTTTACAGGGTGGTCCATTACGCAGTAACAATCAAAAGTACATTGAACGTGCTAGAAAAATGGAAGAGCGTGGACAATTAAAAATTTATGAAAATTTAAAGAAAAATGAATACTATGATATTGTAAATCACAGCAAAGTTTTGTTTAATTGTGCGTTACAAGATTGGACAAGTAATACTGTAAGTGAAGCAGACGCACTAGGATGTAATGTACTATTCCCAGCATATCGCAGTTTTCCAGAAATCTTCAATAACGATCATACAAGGCTGTATATTCCTTGGAGCATTGAAGACGCAATAAACAAACTTACACCTTTACTAAATCAGCCACACAAAGATATTGGTAAAATTAGTGATTGGACAAGCTACACTATTGATCGTTACATTGATATTATGAATGGTAACGGAGAACAATGGCGTAGAGATGATAACAGATATAGAGATCATGTAGCAACAAGGAAATACTAATGAAAGAGTATTACTTCCCTTTAGCAAAGTATGCTGCTCCGGCCCAGTTTAAAACTGAAATGGAACAACTTGGAATACATAGGTATATTTACGCCATCATTGATACACAAGAACTGTTGAAATGGGGACTAGGTACAGGTGATCGCATTCCAAGACAAGTAGAAGGCATGGAAGGCTGGACACACAAGTTTAATGGATTTGCTGCTAAACAATTACGCAAGGAATTAGTTGAAAATCGTTTGGATATTGTTCGCAACGACATTACAATTTGTGTAAGAGATTATACAGATGAGTTTAATGAGCGTTGGGATACTTATGGAAAAGAATTTGCCGAAGCTTTCCTTAGCAATAGAGAACGTGATGCTATTTTAGCAGAAAAAAGACGTCCTTTGCTAAACAAACAAGTTCCTAAAAAGCGTATCGAAAAGCCCAGTACAGTGGATGGTCCTTTATTTGAGTTTGCTACATGAGAGTACTTGTTACAGGCGCAACAGGTTATATCGGTAGTCATGTATGTAAACTACTAGCAGAGCACGGACATGAAGTTTGGGGTTTTGACAAAAACATACACGGCGAATTTAATGATGTAGAACATTATTGCCATAAGTTTTGGATTCAAGATATTATGGACAAATACTTACATGGCAGAGCTGATGCTGTTGTACATTTGGCAGGACGCAGTGTTGTTCCAGACAGTCTTAAAGAGCCTACTGAGTACTATAGAGTAAATGTTATGGGTACAAAAAATGCTGTGGAAAGTTTACAGCATGATCATTTTTTATTTGCCAGCACTAGCAGTGCTTGGGAAATGGCATCACCATATGCTCGTAGCAAAGTGGCAGCAGAAGATGTGATAAAGGAGAAAGCCAATGGATACACTATCTTTAGATTTTTTAACGTATCTGGTACTGACGGCGTTCATCGTCAATTGGGTGCTCCTACCCATCTTATTCGTGTCGCTGCTATGGTGGCTTCTGGCAAGATACCAGACCTTAAGATCTTTGGTACGGACTATGATACTAGGGATGGCACTTGCATTCGTGATTATATTCATGTTGTTGATTTGGCTAGAGCCATTGTCAACGCCGTTGAACGAGGCCCCGCCAATACACCGTATGAATGTTTAGGCAGTAATGTTGGGTATAGTGTTAAGGAAGTAATTAGCACTATGGAAAATGTTACTGGGAAGAAGTTAAATACCATAGAAGCACCTCGCAGAGAAGGTGACGCCGTCAGTAGTGTAGTAGATAAACTCAGCGATCTTGTTACACTTAATAAAACAATAGAGGATATGTGTTATGACCAATATAAGCTCGAGCTCCGTAAGCACAATTACGTTGTCTGAATGTAATACAACGTGTGATATATCTATTAATACTGATCTTTTAACAATTGATACAAATGATATTGAGGATATAGTATTAACAATAGATGAGGATTCAACCTTTACTATTGGATATAAAGATTTTCAAGACAAAATGCCCGATATAACCAAAGTACACAACATGTGCGGATACTATCCAGCTTTACAAAAAGCATATGAAAATTTTAAAAGCATTTATCAAATGGTAGAACAGGATTATATTGGAAATTATCAAGAAGACGATGAACTTCCATTCTAGTTGTTCAGCACTTTATAGTCATACTAATATAAGGGGAGGCAATCGTGTCTTCCCTTGTTGTCGTTACAAAACACCTATACAAACATTTGACGGCGATGTAGGTAATATATTACACAGCAAAGAATATAAAGAACTACGTGAAAACTTTACTATTGATGATCCAAATTGTGCTAAATGTAAGCATGAAGAAAGTTTGGGTAAAGAAAGTTTACGTGAATGGTTTAACAAAACTTATCCTTTTACAGTTTCGTTAAGGTATTTAGAAGTAGGCTTTGACAACATATGTGATCTAACATGTGATGGGTGCTGGGAGGAATGGAGTAGTAGTTGGTGGGTAAAGAAAAACCCTGATCTTCCTCCAAAGCAAGGAATTACAAGCACTACAGAATTTAGAAATATACCAGAAAGTATTAGCAAAGTTGTTTTCCTTGGTGGAGAACCTTTAATGACAAACAGACATAGGAAGTTCTTGGAATCATTTGATACCTTAGAGCATTTAGAGGTCGAATACTTCACTAACGGTATGCATAAACTACAAGAAGATGATTATCGTTTACTTGATCAATGTAAGCGTGTTCATTTTACTATAAGTATTGACGGAGTAGGCGTACTTAATGAAAACGTGCGTAAGGGAAGTATTTGGAGTAGAGTGTTAAAAACACTAGAAGAAATATCAGATACTTTTGACTACACTATTCATACAACACTACACAAAAATAACTGGCAAGGATTGCCTGATTTGTTTAATTTTACAAAAAAATATAAAAAATGGACAATAAATCTCTTGACATATCCAAAAAATTTAGATATAATAAACTTAGAGCAGTCTGATAAAGATAAACTTATAAAAATACTTAAAACATATGAAATACCAAATAGGCAATATATTGAGGCGCACATGAAAGGAGAAGCATGATGGACATGCGCAGTTACGAGGAGTGGCAATCACATGCTGCTGAACAAAGTTCAGTAGAAGAAGTCACTTGGAGCAAAAACGATTTACTTACCCTTAACTGGGATGCTACTTATATGACAGATGAAATTCCAAAAAATAGTGATTGGAATACATTTGCTACAAAAAACAAAAAACAATTAGAAGCAATGTACAAACAATGGGGAGTACCTAAGGAAGGTAGTTTACATTATATGTGTATTAGACCTGAATTAACAAAAGGTTTAAGTTCTATTGTTACACCCTTTGCTCATATGAAGTTTAATTACAATTTTTTGAAGCTAACATCTGGATGTAGTTTGATGTGGCATTTTGACACTTATGCTACGTTTGTTAAATTTAACGGAATAGAAGAAGACAATGTTCATAATGTCTGTCGTACAGTAATAATGATGAACGATTGGGACAGAGGTCAAGTATTACAAGTTGGCAATGAAGTATATACACACTGGGAAGCAGGTGATACATATACATGGAAAGGTGATACATGGCATGGTATGTCTAATTTTGGTCCAAACGATTGTATAGTATCACAGATCACTTTTTTGGACGAAAATGACAAATATACCCAATGATAAACGTGGAATGGATTTTGGTAGTGCGTTTGCTATTCAAGAACCTGAGTCTTTAAAATTACTAAGACAACCTTTAGATTTACAATGCGTCAATAGTGATAGTATTATTGACGAATTTCTTTATGATTACAACAAATGGATCAATAGCACTACTACAAATAACATAACTGGATTAGAAGATTTTCCATTTAAATGTTATAGTAATGGAACTACAGAAGCATTTGATAAATTTTATATGAAAAATGCTAAGAGGCGATTTAGATGCTTCAAAGGCGAGTATATGTATCATAAACTTGCTTGGCGTGATAAATTTGTTTGGTCATACTTAGAAGATGACGAACTACATAAAGCAGATGCTGTTGTAATTAGTTTACCATTTGCTGATACTGGAAATAAACACGAGAAATATCACGACTTAATGCGGCAGTGTAGCGAACTAAACGTTCCTGTACTAGTTGATTGTGCTTACTTTGGTGTTTGTAGAGATATTCATATCGACGTAGCTTACAAATGTATTACTGATGTGACTTTTAGTTTAAGTAAAAGTTTTCCGTTAGCATATGCTAGAATTGGGATAAGATATACTAAGGTTGACGATGATGATACTATGTTTGTGTATCATAAAATCAATTATAATAACAAAATTGGTGCGAGTTTAGGATTAAAATTTTTAAACTATTTTACTCCAGATTATATGTCTAATAAATATCTTGACAAACAAGCAGAATTCTGTAATACTTTAAATGTAACACCGAGTAAAACAGTGCTATTTGGTATCGATAACAACAATCAATATCCTCAGTATAACAGAGGCGGAACTACAAACAGATTAAGTTTCCACAAACAATATATAAAAGGACTAGATATTGCCAGTACAAAGTAACAACGATTGGGATCCATTAGAAGAAATTATTATTGGCACTGCCGATAACTGTGTACATCCTACTATGAACAAAAGCACACATAGTTTTATCTATGGAGGCGAACAATATGAAGATATTAAACATTTTAACGGACAACCTATTGCTCAATGGATTGTAGATGAAGCAAACGAAGATCTAGAAGGATTGGAAAAGTGCTTACAAGGATTGGGTGTAAAAACAATGCGTCCAGATCCTGTAGACCATAATCAAAAGTTTAGCACACCCGAATGGGAAACAACAGGGTGGTATACATTCTGTCCAAGAGACCTGTTATTACCGTTGGATAATATGATTATTGAATGTCCTAGCCCAATGCGAGCACGTTATTTTGAGACTAGAGCATATTACGAACACCTGTATCGCTGGATGAAAGAAGGTGTACAATGGATCAATGCTCCTAAACCTATTCTAACTGATGACAACTATCAACTGGAGGACCGCAGTGAAGCAACGCTTGTTAACAAAGAAATTATTTTTGATGCTCCTAATATCGTTCGTCTTGGCCGCGATCTTCTCTGCCAAGTTAGCAATAGTGGCAACCAACTTGGTTTTGAGTGGCTGAAAACTATACTAGAACCCAAAGGCTATCGTATCCACGTAGCAGAAAAGTATTACAGTTTCGCACACTTTGACAGCACAGTGTTACCTTTGCGTCCAGGACTAGTGTTGTTAAACGCAGGACGTTTAAGTGAAGATTGGTATCCACCTATCTTTAAGGATTGGGATAAAATTTGGGTAGGCGAAGAAGATCTACACGTACCGCCAGCAAACACAGGTGTTGCTCCTTGTTCTCCGTATATTGGATTGAACTTTTTAAGTGTCAATCCGGAACTTGTTATTGTAGATGAAAAGCAAGAATCACTAAGACGTATACTAGGCAAGCACGGTATCGAAACTATTGGGTTACCAATGCGTCAAGCACGTAGCATGAGTGGTGGATTTCACTGTGCTACACTAGACACTAAACGCAAAGGGAGTTTAGAAGATTATTTTAGATGAAGAAAAAATAATCTTAAACAATAAAATAATTGACAGAACTGGTAATGTTGTCAATACAGAATCTAGCGAGTATTTCATAAAAACATTTTTTGACAAATACGACAATTACATGTATATAGAAGCAGATGGAGAATTTCCACATTTAGACAATTTGTCCTTTAACTGTGACTCAACCTTACATATATTTTTACGTGAGCTACCTAGTTTTGGTATTGATCCCAAAATTAATTTTACTGAACCTGAAACTTGTACACTTTATCGAACAACAGATTGGAAGTCCTATAAACCAATGTATATAGGGCTGGCTAATAATGATAAAATTAACATCTGTTACGAAGTTGCTGCTATTAAAAAATTTTGTGATAGAAATAATATTGAAGATTATGTAATATATACCGGCTGTTATAATTTAAATTTAAAAAGAATTTATCCTAGCATAAAATTTGAAACATTAGACTACATTTTATACTGGTTATTGCGTAAAGGTAATACAAGCACAATAACAACCTTTAATAAAAAACAAAACAACAAACACTTAGATAAAATTAGTAGTAAATTTATATGTACAAATAGACGTTATGAGGGTATAAGAGAATTAGTTGCCTCTTACATGCTAGATTATGATACTATTTTGTCGTTTAATAAATCAAGAATAGATTTTACAATATTTTATAAAAATAAAGATGTTACTAAAAAACTTTATTGGTCTAATATTGACGATAGATTGTGTTTTGATTACTCAAAGTTGCCAAAAAAATACAAAACCAACATGTATAGTATATCAAAATCGTTGGTTATTGATTATGATATGGACAATGAAGCAGGAGATATTGATGATAAAGTAGGAAGGTTTATGAACTTAGAACAATACTACAAAGCATTTTGTGCTGTGATAACTGAATCAAGGTTCTTTATGCCTTATGGTCATTTTGCCGATAAAACTTTAAATGCTGTTAAGACTATGAGGCCTTTTGTTTTATTTTCAAGTCCTTATACACTTGAATATATGAGATCTTTAGGATTTAAAACATTTGATACATTTTGGGACGAATCATATGACGTCGAAGAAGATCATATGTTAAGATATCAGAAGGTATGCGATACAATTGACAGCATTAATAACTATAGTATAGACGAGTGTAAAATGCTCTACAGCAAATTATCACACATAGTAGAACATAACTTTGATATTTTATTAAAACTACAAACACAACTCGGAGACTATGATGAAACACAGTATTGAGCAATGGATAGAGCGTATTAATACCATGAAAGATTTATGTATTCAAGCTCATCGTTTACGAAATGAATTTAGTGAACTAGCAGACAAAACATTTGACGAAGCGCAGTGTAAACATATGCTCGAACAAGTTCAGTCTATGGCAGCAGGCATAGCAAACGAAGAAATAACAACAATAAAAACTGATATGGATGAGTGGAAAAAATGATTGAAAAAGAATATAGCATGGAAGACGTAATGAAAGGCATTAGTAACATTGTTACTCAAATGTATAAAGATAGTTGGCGACCTGATTATATTGTCGGTATCAACAGAGGCGGATTACCTATAAGTGTTGTGTTAAGTCACATGATTGATGTTACACATTATTGTTTAGACGTAAGGCTTAGAGATAACAAAGATAAGCAAGGACCAGAAAGTAACTGCTGGATGGCAGAGGATGCGTTCGGATACTTGTACAAACCCGATCGTGACGATGTATACGGTAAAGGTACTTGTCAGCCGAAGATGCGTAAAAATATCCTTATTGTAGATGATATCAACGACACTGGCGCAACCTTTAAATGGATCAAAGAAGACTGGGAATCTGGTTGCTTGCCCGGACACGAAGGATGGCAAGACGTATGGAACCAAAATGTTCGCTTTGCTGCTCTTTGTGAAAAGACACATACAAAGTTTGACGGTGTAGACTATTATTGGGAAGAAATTGACACAAGCGAGCAAGACACTTGGGTAGTGTTTCCGTGGGAAAATGTATGATAAAAGAATGGTCACTTAAAGATATTAAAAACGAGATAAGTAAAATATCGTGGGCAGAATCTGATCCTCGTATGGATGGATTTGTGACTTGGGGATGTAAGCAAGAGCTTTACGAAATCCTTTGGTATGTGGAAGAAAAATTGCGTAAGTGTTCAACCTACGCAGGCGAAGAAGACTTCCTCAAAGAACACGATAAAGAAATGACGTGGAGAATATTAAATGAAGACTAAGTATGCTATAAAGTTAATGTTGTCTGCTGATGACTGGATTTACGTGACTGAAGATACCGAAGCACCTATGTTTCAAATTCATCCAATGTTATTTAATACCAGACATGAAGCTGAGGAACATGCTGAAACTTGGAACAAAAGAGTTACTAAAGTAGTTAGATGGAGAGAACGATGAGTTGTACTTGTGGCAGATCGCCAACTGGTAGATGTATAGGTTGGCACAAACTAACAGAGGAACAATACCTCGAGAAAAAAGCAGAGTATGAAGCAAGACAGACACAGAAGGAGAATAACAAATGAGTATGTCAGCACAATTAATTAAAGCAGCAAGAATGCACGCCGAAGGTGAGCTTGAAAGAGCTAAAACTAACATTTTGGTTTATATGAATCAAAGTGTTGGTATTGGTGAGCATAGTGATATTGTTGAAGCGATTCAAGAAGAACTTGATAAAATGGCTGCGGCAGAAGATCGCATTGAAATGTTACAAAAACATTTTTCTTGACTTTTTATCTAAATAATGTTACTATAAACAATAGACATCCTCGTCTATAACTCGGAGAATAAAATGACAGAAGACTTAAACACTTATGCCTCTCATAAGATTCGATCTAGACTTAAAGAAGCTGGAGGCAGATACTGGGCTGGTGACAACATCAGCCAGTATATCGAAGAAGGTGAGCGTGAAGAGCTCATTGAAGAACTTACTATAAAATTTGAAGGTGTTTTACAAAGCCTTGTAATTGACACTGATAATGATCCTAATTCTATGGACACCGCAAGACGTCTTGCGAAAATGTATGTTAAAGAATTGTTGAGCGGAAGGTATGACCCAATGCCTAATGCTACAGCATTTCCTAACCATACAGAAGATCGTTATGATGGTATGTTGGTTGTTCGCAGTGAACTTACAAGCATGTGTTCACATCATCACCAAACTGTTAAAGGTGTGGCGTATATTGGTATCATTGCTGCTGATACACTTATTGGACTTAGTAAATACACACGCATTGCCCAATGGTGTGCTAGACGTGGAACACTACAAGAAGAACTCGCTATGGATATTGCTAAAGAAATTATGAAAGCAACTGGCAGCAACGATGTTGCTGTTTATATCCAAGCTACACATGGTTGTTGCGAGAATCGTGGTATTCAAGCGCACAGCAGTCTTACACAAACAACTGTGCTAAAAGGTTGTTTCAAGTCAGATGATGCTGTTAAAAAAGAGTTTATGGATAATATTAAATTACAACAAGGATACTCACCACGATGACAGAACCAGTAGATGTAAGTAAAAAACACTTTTATATTAGTTTAGTTAAAAGTGCTGTGCGTATAGCAGGATGTGCTGTATGCTTGTATACAGGCAGTGTAGTATGGTTGGCAAGTGGTTTTCTTGTTGCTGAACTACTTGGCATAGCGGAGGAGCTGTAATGAAGTTACGTTATAGCGAAGCTTTTTATAGTGTACAAGGCGAAGGCAAGTTTGTAGGAGTACCTAGTGTATTCCTACGCACCTTCGGTTGTAACTTCCGTTGTATGAACTTTGGTGTTGATAAAAGTGTTGGCGATCGTTGGGAGCAACATGCTCGTGGTGAACGTTATAACGCAGAAGTAAAACAACTACTAGATGACGGTGTTCATGAAACTACAAAAGAGTTTAACGACTTACCTATTGTACACACAGGCTGTGATACATACGCAAGTATCTATCCAGAATTTAAACACTTCAATATGCTTAAAAGCGTAGACGAAGTTGTAGAGCATTTGCTTAGTTTATTGCCAGAAGGTAAATGGACTATGGATAACGGACAGGACGTTCACCTTATACTTACAGGCGGTGAACCTTTGTTGGCGTGGCAACGACTGTATGTAGAACTATTTGAACACCCACGTATGCAGGATCTAAAAAATGTCACAATCGAAACCAACACTACACAGCATCTACACGATGACTTCTACAACTACCTCAGCAAGCATGAACGAATTCAGCTCACTTTTAGCTGTTCTCCCAAACTATCCGTTTCGGGCGAGTCTTGGGATGATGCTATTAAGCCTGATGTTGCTCGTGAGTATTCCCTTGTTGATGGCAGCGATATGTATTTTAAGTTTGTTGTTGCTGATCAGAGTGATGTTGACGAAGTTGCTAGAGCAGTTGATTCGTATCGTGAAGCGGGCGTGGACGTCCCTGTATATCTTATGCCGCTTGGGGGTAGGTCGGAAGAATACACTCTCAACGTACAAGAGGTGGCGAACCTCTGTATGGAACGAGGGTGGAGGTTCTCGCCAAGACTACACATCAGCTTATTCGGAAATGCCTGGGGCACTTAAAGAAAACTTAGATAGTATTCCAAAAGGCATCAAAAGCGAAGAGGAATACGAAAAGATAAGGAAACTTATATGAAAAAATGGCTTAAAGATATAACAGGCATTAGTGCTAAAGAAAAAGAACTAGAAGAAAAAGAACTAGCAGTACTAGATAAAACTGATCCTAAGGCTGCTGCTACTAAACGTGGTGAGCCTTGGGTAAATGTGTTAGATATGCAAGTAAATCAAGAAAACATTCGTAATGGATTCTTTGAACTTGACTGGAATACATACTTCATTAAAGAACTTATAGCAAATGGGTATGGCGAACAAGCAGACCCCGAAGAAGAAATTGTTGACAGATGGTTCCGAGATATAGTATATAATATGTTACAGGAAGAAGAAATTGATTCTAATGTTCAAACAGGTTATATTAATGTTGTGCCAATTGACAAAGGCAAAAGCGAGGTATCATGAAAGTTGCTAAGAATATGATTCTTATAAAAGGCGATCATAGTATGGCTTTTAGTGTAAGACGCCGGAAGGAGACTGTTGAAATAGATTTTTATAGAGATACTTATAAGTATTTGTCTAGTAAATTAACACTTGACGAAGGCACAAAAATGTACTATACTGCTATTACACAAGGCTATAAAGAGGCATTCTAATGACTTACATTCTAATTGACACTGCTAACACGTTCTTTCGTGCTCGTCATGTTGTACGTGGCGATATTGATACAAAAGTTGGCATGGCAATGCACATTACCCTTAACAGTATTAAGAAAGCGTGGCAGGACTTTGATGGGTCACATGTTGTTTTCTGCTTAGAAGGACGTAGTTGGCGCAAAGACTTTTATGAGCCTTACAAGCGCAACCGCAAAGAACATCGTGATGCTATGAGCCCACGTGAAGCAGAAGAAGATAAAGTGTTTTGGGAAATATTTGATGAGTTTAAAGAATTTGTTACAGATAAGACTAACTGTACTGTACTACAAAATCCTGTGCTAGAGGCAGACGATCTTATTGCTGGCTGGGTACAAGCACATCCTAACGACAATCATGTTATCATTAGTACCGACGGTGACTTTGCGCAATTAATTGCTCCTAATGTGCGTCAATATAATGGGGTAAGTAATACTACTATTACCCATGAAGGATATTTTGATGACAAAGGCAAGCCCGTGTGCGATAAGAAGACAGGAGAGCCAAAGCCTGCTCCACAACCCGAATTTATGCTTTTTGAGAAATGTATGCGTGGTGACACTAGCGACAATGTTTTTAGTGCCTACCCTGGTGTGCGCAAGAAAGGCACAAAGAACAAAGTAGGTTTGTTAGAAGCATTTGCTGACAAAGATAACAAAGGCTACAACTGGAATAACATGATGCTTCAACGTTGGGCAGATCACGAAGGCGTAGAACATCGTGTGCTAGACGACTATACACGTAATGTTACACTGTGTGATTTAACAGCACAACCCGATCATATTAGACAAGAAATAAATAATACTATCCAATCAGCAACCAGCAAGAATATATCACAAGTTGGTATGAGACTTATGAAGTTTTGTGCCCGTTGGGATCTTCAGCGTATTGCTGATAACGCACAACATTATGCGCAACCTTTACAAGCGAGATACATACATGTCAATTAATGCTAAACCTATATTAGAAGATAAATTTTGGATTGTAGAAGACAAAGGTGAAAAAGTTGCTACACTAAGTAAAAACGAAGATGGTTACATTTACAGTAAACAAGGTGATGTAAAATTTTATAATAATGCTAGAGACTTAGAAAAAACATTTGGCAAAAACTTTCTTACTGCTACCATTACAACACCTGAAGCTAATAATGAATTAGCCGTACATGGATATCCTACACGTACTACTCCTTATAACAGTATGTTTGATATTCAGCGTAAGTTACCGTTATTTACAAAAAGTGAAAAATCAAAGTCAGTATATTGTGCTGGGTATTATCTTGTAAAATTTAATGTAAACTGGTTAAAAAGTTTTTGTCCAAAGCTAATTACTATTGAAAGGAATGATTTTATGGGTCCTTTTAAAACAGAGTTAGAAATGCGAATGACCTTGAGCAATGTCAACAGATCCAATTAACACAGGCCCAATACAACAATTTATAAAACAGACTCAAGCGGCTGATAAAAGTAACGCTAAAGAAATACGTTTGGATATTGCTAATGCTAAAAATTTATCTTATACATTAGGCATAGTAATGGCACGTTTAAACGGAGACTTAGAAAAATTTGTAAAAGATAACCAAGGGGCATCAGACGAAGTGATAGAAGTTAGGCTTGGCGGCAGTGGAGAATGGAAATAGTCTACAAGAAATGATAAATATATGCGTATATAACTAGAGGATACGCACATGAGTAGACCAAAGCCCGATATATTAATGGAGTTTGTAGATAGCAAAACCTATAAGAGTGAACAAATACTTCAAGCAGAAGCAATCTGGGCTGTATTCTACAAAGACCAACCTTTTAATTTAAAATCGCAAAACAAACTAACAAATTATCCCGGACCTAAATATAAAAAAACAAGTTTTTCAAATCCAGGACATGCTCTAAATTTAGCAAAAAAATTAAATTCAATGTTTAAAACTACTGATTTTAGTGTATATAAACTTACAGAAGGCGATAGAATTGAATAAAACTGTATATACTAAGTTGTTTTTAAGTCAACTTGGTTACACTACAGATGATACAAACGTGACACATTATATGCCTATATGGTGGCAAAACACACGAGATAAAGATAGTGGTGGTTTGCGCCTTACAGAAGAAGGCTTTGATATGCTTTCTAAAATTGACTTAGCAACGTATCATATTCCTTATCCAATGGACATGCCATTGACTACACAGGTTATTATATTTTTAGATCAATTTATCGATTGTCCTTATTATCTAACAAACAAAGCAATATATGTTACAAATGAAAAGAAAGCAGTCGAACTAACACTTTTTAGTGGTGACTTGCGTAAGTATGGTGTAACAAAAGCAATGAAAAGATCTAGCAACATTGATAGCAAAGAATGATGATTTTAAGCGTATAGTTAGGTGTGAAGCAAGGTTAGGTAGTTCATTTTTTACTTCACAGGTACACAGCAATAAAAACTCTTGGGAAGTCGTTTATACCACAGACCACGACAATTATGAAGTTTACACCAGTGTAAGACATCCAATAGAAAGATTTAGAAGTTATTTCGCATTTTGGGAAGGTGATAAAAAATGGACAATGACCTTTGTAAAAAATTACTTTGCTAATTTTAAACATAGTGACGATGTCCATACACAATTCCAAAGTTTTTTTGATTATGGAAATACAAAATATTTCGAAATGGTATATCTACAAAACTTTTTAAACATACCTACATATAAACAAAACAAAGTAACGGTAAATTTGAATTGGTACAATAAACTTACACAAACTCCAAAAGAAGTTATTGATTTTGTTAATATTCAAAGTAAAAAAACATACAAAGACGATATAATTTGGTATAATAATTTAAAAAAATATGAATTTCCAGGTTGACAAATTTGTATTAGATGCTATTATAGTTGTATAGGCACTGATTAACAAGAAGGAATACAAATATGTCAGATATGAGAACAGTTTCTCCGAACAAGGCAAAAGCAAGTTTACGCCGGGCTATGCGTAAAAAGCGTCCTGTGTTCATTTGGGGGCCTCCAGGCATTGGTAAATCAGATATTGTAGGACAGGTTACTGAATCTTTTCCTAACAGTCATTTGATTGATATTCGACTATCATTATGGGAACCTACAGATATTAAAGGTATTCCATATTTTGATAGCAATGTAGGCAAAATGGTTTGGGCTCCACCTATGGAGTTGCCAGACGAGGCCATGGCAGCAAAGTATGATCACATTACTTTGTTCCTAGACGAAATGAATTCTGCGGCACCTGCTGTACAAGCGGCAGCTTATCAGCTTACACTAAACCGTAGAATTGGTAATTATAAATTGCCCGACAATGTAGTAATTGTTGCGGCAGGTAACCGCGAAGCAGACAAAGGTGTTACATATCGTATGCCTGCTCCGTTGGCTAACCGGTTTGTACACTTAGAACTTGCTGTCAATTTTGACGATTGGTTTGAGTGGGCAGTAGCAAACAAAATCAACAAAGACGTTGTTGGTTACTTACAGTTTGCTAAAGGGGATCTTTATGATTTTGATCCTCGTAGTTCAAGTCGATCATTTGCTTCTCCTCGTTCATGGACTTTTGTAAGTGAACTTATCGACGACGAAGATGATGACGAGTCTACAACTACAGATCTTGTTGCTGGATCAGTTGGTGAAGGACTTGCTGTCAAATTTATGGCGCATCGAAAAATTGCTGGGAATATGCCAAATCCAAGTGATATCCTTGCTGGTAAAGTTAAAGAGTTACAGACACAAGAAATCAGTGCCAAGTATTCCTTGACTGTTTCTCTTTGCTATGAGTTAAAAGATGCTTGTGATAAAAATGACAAGAACTTTGATAATAAAGTAAATAATTTCCTTAGATTTGCTATGGATAACTTTGAAACAGAGTTGGTTGTTATGGGTATCAAACTTGCGTTGACTCAGTATAGTTTACCAATTGATCCTGATGCTATTGAATGTTTTGACGAGTTTCATGACAGATATGGTAAGTATATCAAAGCAGCACAAGGAGTTTAATGCGTCTATAAGTGAGCAAGTTGATTCTTGCTCACTTTTTCTCTTGACAAAAGTAAATAGTAGTGTATTATAAGTGTATAGGCACTGAGAGGAATAACATGTTAGATTTTTTACCGCACTATGTAGCAATGAAAATGTCTACAGAAAAAACAGCATCTGAATTAAGAACATGGCAACCAGATCCTGATTTAACTGAAGAACAACTTGTCGAAATGGATAAAGAAGTATACGAGCGGATTGTTACTGCTCGTGTTGGCTTATTATTACGACACCCATTCTTTGGCAATATGGCTACACGTTTAAAAATCCAACGTGCTGATTGGCTTCCTACTGCTGCCGTAGATGGTCGCAACTTGTTCTACAATGTTCAATTCTTTAATGCTATGAACAATAAAGAAATTGAATTTGTTGTAGCACATGAAATCCTTCATATGGTGTTTGATCATTTAGAACGTAGAGAAGATAGAGATCCACGTTTGTATAATATTTCATGTGATTATATTGTAAACAATACGCTAGTTGATGATCGCATTGGATCAGTTCCTAGCATTGTAAATTGCTTTCAAGATTTTAAATATCGCGGATGGGCTAGTGAAGCAGTATATGATGACTTATACAAACAAGCAGAAAAAAATGGCAAAGAATTCTTAGAACAATTTGGTGAAATGCTAGACGAACATATCGACTGGGGTGATGGTGATGGTGATGGCGAAGAGGGTAAAAGCGGCGATGGTAAAAGTAAACGTCCTGTTTACACTAAAGCAGAACGTGATCAAATAAAAGATGAAATAAAAGAAGCAATGATACAAGCGGCGCAAAGTGCCGGTGCTGGTAACGTTCCTGCTGGTGTTCAGCGATTAATTAAAGAAATTACTGAACCAAAAATGAACTGGCGTGAAATTATACAACAACAAATTCAAAGTACAATTAAAAGCGATTACACGTTCAGCCGTCCTTCACGTAAAGGCTGGCATACTGGTGCTGTTTTGCCTGGTATGAATTTTGAAGAAACTATTGATATTGCTATTGCTATCGATATGAGTGGTAGTATTGGTAACAGTCAAGCCGCAGACTTCTTAGGCGAAGTAAAAGGTATTATGGAACAATACAAAGATTATAAAATTAAGATTTGGTGTTTTGATACTAAAGTATACAACGAAGATGACTTTTCAGCAGATGATGGTAGAGACATCTCTGAATACGAAATTGCTGGTGGCGGTGGCACTGACTTTATGGTGAACTGGACATATATGAAAGAAAATAATATAACTCCTAAGCGGTTTTTGATGTTTACAGATGGTTATGCTTGGGATAGTTGGGGCGATCCAGATTGGTGTGAAACAGTATTTTTAATCCATTCACATCATGATAAAAACCTTGAGGCGCCTTTTGGTATGACAACACACTATGAGGAAGCGGCTTGAAGCAAACTAGAATAAATCCATTAGATATTTTTGAAGTAAGGAGAGTTGACTTTTGTCCTCCTTACTTTGAATCTACTATTTTTCCGTTACGATATAATGTAAAAGAAGCTATTAGCGAGTGGATTGAAGATAATCTATCTGGAAGATATTATGTTGGTAAAACTATTACTAGTCATAAAACAATGAATTCAAATGTAAAAATTGGCTTTGAGAATACTAAAGAACTTAGTTATTTTCTACTAGCTTGTCCACATTTGAAATACAATCAATAAGAGCATTATAAGTATTTAGAAGGAGATTTAATATAATGACAGACGAAACAGTTCAAACAAATCCTAATGATTTGACTATTCAAGATCTTGCCACAATGAAAGGCATTATTGATATTGCTAGTGAGCGTTCTGCGTTTAAGCCAAAAGAAATGGCAGCAGTAGGTATCATTTACAATAAACTTGAATATTTTTTAAAGCAAGTAGAAGAACAGCAAGAAGCTGCTAAAAATGCTGCCCCAGCACCTGCTCCTGCTCCTGCTACTGAACCTACAGAGGCAGCGGAAACGGAGTCGTAATGTTAAAACACGTCGGGCGTATAGCCAACAACAAAAAGAAAGTTTGTGTAGCATATCGTACTTTACCAAATGATCCTGCTAATTGTTTAGTAGTAATGTCAGAAACTCTTGGTAGAGCAGATCACGATGATTTAATGAAACTTGTTGAATCAAATGCTGGACAAAGTGCTAATGAATTGTACGAAGCAATGGCTCGTACATATTTGTCAGACGGCAGACAAATGCTTGCCGGCTTTCACCAACAAGGACACTTGAGAAAGTATCCTACAACTGCTATTGAAATGACACCCAATGCCAAAACAACTATTACATTAGCTGAACTGAATAATGTAATTGCTCAACAAAAAGGTGTAAGTGTAGCAGATTTAGCTGTGACATCATCAGCAAGAAGTGCTCCTGAACAAAATCCAGAGGTTACTGAATCTCCTGTAACTGCTGAAGCACCAATTACTGACCCTTCTAGTGGTGTCCTTGATGATGCTCAATTAGCAGCAAGTTATAGATCACAAGCAGATAGTATGTTTAAAGAAGCAAAAAGGCTCAGAGAAGAAGCCGAAAAGTTGTCACCAACAAAAAAAGCAACTAAGAAAAAAGCCGAGGCATAATGAAAGTTGGCACCAAAAAACAAAGATGATGATTGGCAAGATATTTTACAAGAAATTGATATCGATATCTTGCCAATTGAATACATGAATAGAATTTTAATTCACTTTAAAGATAAAACTACATGGGACATCGATATCAAAGATAGTCGTAATAAACAACCAGTAGATGAAATTGAAAAAACACTCGACGATTTATTTGAAGAATATGACGATAGGATAGAGAATATCGATTTTAGAATGGATATGGAAAGACTACGTTCAGATTTAGATAAACGAGTTAAAAGATTCCTTAAATTAAATAAGTAAACAGCTCTTATGTGATAAATACTTATAAGACGACTATCACCTAGGAGATTTTAAATGGCATTGCGATTAAGACGCGGAACCAACGCAGAAAGAACTACTCAAACTTTCGCAGTTGGTGAACTGGTATATACTACTGATACAAAACAATTGTATGTTGGAGATGGTTCTACTACAGGAGGTCTCCTTGTAAGCAGTTCATCAGCAACATCACCAGCAGCACTAACAAGAGATTTAAGCCTAGCAGGATTTAATATTACCGGTACAGGTAACATTACTGCTACATCATTCACAGGCGATGGTAGTGGGTTAACCAATTTACCAGGCGGAGGTACTGGTGTTGTTGACGGAGAAGAGTATGCTATCAATATTCAAGGTGATGTTAGAGGTGATGACACCACAGTAATCGTTGATGCTACACTAGGAAGAGTAACGGCTGATTTGTATGGTGATGGTAGTAATATTACAAATCAAACTCTACAACAATTAAGCAATGTAAATATAACAAGTCCATTAACAAGTCAAGTTTTAAAATATGATGGTGTTAATTGGGTTAATGGCACTGATACTGGTATTGGTATTACTGTAAAAGACGAAGGTAGTGCCCTTCCTACAGCAGTTGAAAGTTTTGACTTTGTTGGCGACGGAGTAACAGTTACAGGATCAGGTTCAGAAAAAACTGTAACTATTTCAGGCGGAGGCGGAAGCGGAGTAGTTACTGGACAGTCTTATGAGATTGATGTTATTGGTTCTGTCTATGCTGCTAACTCTACTTTGCTAGTAGACGGTGTTAATGGAACTATCCCTGCTGCTAATTTACAAGGTACAGCAGTAATAACAGTTCAAGGTGACGTTACAAGTACAGGTAACAGTAGTTTCTTTAATGCTACAGTGAGTAATGATCTTACAGTTACCAACACGTTGACTGTAAATGGCGATTTAGTAACTACAGGTGTTGTTGCTTCACAGTTTGAAGGTAGTTTATATACAGACAACAGTAATATTGTTGTTGATGCTAGTGACGGTAGTATCTATGCTGATATTATAAGAAATAATGCTGGAACAATTTTTATTAGATCACCTGAGGATGCTCAAAACTTAATTCAAATTGAAGCATCAAACAGCACAGGAAATACATCAACTCCACAAACTACTGTACAATATACACATGCTCAAGATAGAAGTTCTGACGATGATCTAATTTACAGAGAACTTTATCAACTTGTTGACTCTGTTGGAACAAAAACAACTTATCAACACTTAGCATATAAGACTCAAGTAAGCTGGGGTGCTAGTGCTACAGATGCTACGCCTTCTGATAAAATTATGTCGTTAAAAGAAGGATACCTAGCAATAGGCGGTTTTGGTGCTGAAGCTAGATTAGATGTCAGAGGTGATGTTATCCTTAGAGGTCAAACAACAGCCTTTAGAAATGCTCTTACAGCCACTGATGGTCATTTACTTTACAATTCAGATTTAAACAAATTTGAAGCATACGAAAATGGTGCTTGGGTAAACGTAATTCAAGATTTCGGAAACTTTACGTTCACAAATAGTATACTTGATACTGATGATTCTAGTGGTATTACAATTACTCCAGCTGTTACAATAAGCAGTGACCTAGATGTAGAGAACAATTTAACAGTAACAGGCAGTGTTACAGCAGATAAATTCATATCCACTGGCACTGAAACACCTGAAATTAGCGCAAGTGCTAACTTAAACTTAACAGCAGGAAATGCTGTTGTAGTAACAAATTCACCATTGCGTATGGCAAGTTTTACCACAACAGAAAGAAACGCATTAGCAGCCCAAAACGGCGACATTATATACAATACAACGGACAACAAATTCCAAGGTTATGAAAACGGTGCATGGGCTAACTTAATCTAAGGGGGCTTAAATGAGCGAAAAAGAATATATTGTCACACTCAAGGCGGGTGTTGACTACGATGCTTTCAATACAGAAATGATTGCTAATACTGGTGCTGGAGATATTCCTAACCGTACAGTCACAGTAGCAAACGCAAGACCATTGAGTCAGCGTAACACACACTACAGTTTAACTGACGAAGAAGCAACAGCACTACGCAATGATAGTAGAGTAGTTGATGTACAAATTCCACCAGAACTTAGAGACGATATTGAAATTGGTAACAATGTGCTTATTACTGATACATTTAGAAAAACCAGTGCTATTACCGCAGCAGATTTAAATTGGGGCAATGCTAGGTGTGTTGTAAGAGAAGACTTATGGGGTAGTGGTACAACTAGTATCACAGCAGACTTTCCACATACACTAACAGGCCAAGGTGTTGACATTGTAATACAAGATTCAGGATTACAATCCGATCATATAGAATTTACAAAAATTAATTACGATCCAAACAATATGTACAACAAAGGTCCACTGACATCTGATAATACAAACGGAGCAGTTTTTGACAGATCTATACAAGTAAAAGGTGTTAAAATTGTTTTAGCTGGAGCAGTTGGTGGAGCAACCACAGTTCCTGATGAATGGGGCAATAAAGTTGCGCAGATGTATAATTGGTTCCTTGATCCAACAGCAGCAAATGTTTCACCGCCAATCCAAGAAAAGTTTATACTTACACTTAGAGGTGATGCTGAAGTTAGCTGGCACCAAGGCAAACAAACAGCGCAACGTGTTGGCTACGGCGGCGGTGCTTCATATACTCCAAACTGGTTAACAGACGACGGAGCAGCACAGTATGCCGGTTATGTTAACTTTTTAGATAGTCATGAGATGAATGATATGGTATGGTATCAAAACAGCAGTGGCACGCCAGGAACTGGTGACATTGATGCTCAAGAAGTTATCGAACACATATTTCATACACTACACATGCACGGACTGCCAGCAGATGATTTAAAAATGTATGCCTTCTTAGCTGCTGACTGGCAAAGTGGCGAGCTATTCGCAGCAATGGAAGAAGCATTTGACGCAAGCAAATGGGATCCATCGGGTTATCAAAGTCCAGCAAATGCGTGGAAAACTGACTCGGATGCGTTTGAAGTAGCAGCAAAAGAATACTTGTATCTACTAAACTTTTGTATGTTTGATTATTCAAGTTTATGGGATGGCGGTAGTCTTGCTCCTGAATGGACAGACGATGTTAGAACACCAGCACAAATTGAATCAACACTTCCGTTAGGTTATGCTTTATTTAAAAAGTATATCGAACCATGTATTGCTAAAGTTTCTAAAAGAGCTATACAAAGTTTATTCCGTGACGGTGATACAGGTAATCCATTTGATGGAGGACATTCAGGATACTCACCAGATACAGTAAGTAGAGTAAAAGAAATTGATTGGTATGCTCACAGTGGTGTAAGTGGCACAATGAACAACAACCATTATAGAGACTATAATGGACACGGATCACACTGCGGTGGTACTGTAGCAGGGCGCACACTAGGCTGGGCACGAGATGCTGACATATATAGTGTAAAAGTATCAGGGTTAGAAGGCACAGGCGATAGTGGAACAGGTATTAGTGTAAGCAATTGTTTTGATGTAATTAAAGGCTGGCACAACAACAAGCCAGTGGACCCTAAGACTGGATTTAAGCGCCCTACAGTAGTCAATGCTAGTTGGGGATATAGCGGAACACGTAGTACTGACCCTACTGCTATAAGCTATAGAGGTAATAGTTTAACACCAGGAACCAACGGTGTAGTAAACAGTGACGCAGACTGGAATACTTATTTTGGTATTATTCCACAATACTTTAGTAGCGGTACAGCTAGAAGACTTAATGTTAGAGTAGCAAGTGTAGATGCCGATCTAGAAGAATGTATAGCAGCAGGTATACACTTTTGTATAGCAGCAGGTAACAGCTATTGGTACATCGATACAGCTACAGGCGACAACTGGAATGATACAATCACTGTGGGTAACGGCGCAGAAAATCCTTACAGAGGTAGCAGTCCATACAGCACAAATGCGTTTATGGTTGGTAATATAGATACTAGCTATCAAGGATCACTAGAACAAAAAGCAGAGTCAAGTTGTCACGGCCCAGGCGTTGATATATATGCGCCAGGAACAAGTATTATGAGCTGTGCTAGTACAGAAAAATCAGGTGCTTGTGATTTAACAGATGGTACACAAGCTAGTGCAAGTACAGTACAATCGCCTATTACAGGTTCAAGTGCTACAGACGAATGTATGAAGATATCAGGTACTAGTATGGCATCTCCGCAGGTAGCAGGAATGGTAGCAAGTGTGCTTCAGGCTAATCCAGGTATGACGCCAGCGCAAATGAAAACATACATTCACAATAATGCTACACAAGATTTGTTGTTTACAGATACACAATCAGGTAGTAGCCCAGTTACACATGCTTTTGTAATTGATGCTGCTAATGGTTCAAGTGATTACACATTTAATAGTGCTACAGACCGTAATGGTGCTGTAAGTGGCAATGACCCGGCAATTACTATATACGAAGATGATACAATTACACTTACAAATAATACTGGCGCTCATCCGCTGTATATAAAATGGCAAAGTTCAACTGGTACAGGCGATGTAGTAAGCACACCTGCTGCAACAGGACAAGGAGCAACCAACGGCACAGTTAGTTGGACCCCTACAGTACCAGGTGTATATTACTATCAGTGTAGTGCGCATCTAGGAATGAACAATACTATTACAGTTTTACCTAAACAAGCCTGGGGCGATGACGATAGTATTACTAGAAGTCCTAATAGAATACTTTATTCACCTTTATGGACTGATCCTAATAGTATGGGTATAAAAGGTAGTATTACAAGAACTTGACATAGTAACAAAACTCTTGTATACTTATAGTATAGGAGATAAGTATTATTATGAATACCTTTTACTTTGTTGCTTTTACATATGTTTTTTATATGACAATAGTTTCTATTGGCATAACTTTTGGATATCATAGATACTTTGCTCATAGAGATTTTAGAGTGCCAGCATGGGCAGAAGTGTTAATACTTTACTTAGGTGTTTTATGCGGCGGTAGATCTCCACTTACTTGGGTAGGAGTTCATAGAATGCATCACGCTTACAGCGACACTGAAAAAGACCCTCATTGTAAAAAATATCAACCGTGGTATGTAATACTTTTTAGTTTATGGAGAGTAGAAAGTATTCCGCGTAGATTTATCAAAGACATGTTAATTAATCCTAGAGTAATGTTTTTCCACAAATATAGAAATTTTATTTACGTAATAACATTGCTAGTTTCTTTTATACTTTTTGGCTATCAAAGTTTGATAGTTTTAACATCAGTATACTTGCTTTCATATATAGGTTTTGGTGCTTTAAATCTTTGGGGACATGACAACAACGGACCTATAAACAATGTTTGGGTTAATTTAATTGCTCCCTTTGAAGGCAACCATAAAGATCATCACGAAGCATAATGTTAAAAGAAAAAATTTTACAGCAATCACTGGCAGTGAGAACTCCAGTGCTAAAACAAGTAGAAGATGTCGCTCGTAAAGTACGTGTAGACTTTGATAGTGTAAAACCTTATAAAACAGATATTGTAAATGGTTAAGACCAATAATCAATTTAGAGGGTTATTATGTATATCCAATGAATGGATGTACTGAAGGACTTAACTGGTGGTACAATCAAGAGTACAGAGGTGTACATATGGCACCAGGAGATTATCAGTGGATTAAACCAACCGATCGATGCGCCAAGATAGTATACATGAGTATCCCTAGCGCAATTAACGGAAATTTTGTTGAACTACCAATTTTAGATCCTGTAGCACTAGATCTAGCATATGTAGGAAGCACTAAGATACAATATATACACAATTTTGGTAATGTTGAGTATGCTTTCTTTAGTTTGTCAAAAGCGTTCGGTTTACGCAATATCCGCACAGGATGGATGTTTACTAAGAAACCTGAGGAACGACTAGAATCATTAACGCATAGTGCGAAATATTTTAATTATTACGCACATGATGTTGCCGAAACTATAATAAGTAATTTTGATATTGACTATATACATAATACACTGTATAATAAACAGAAAGACATTTGTGAAAAATTAGATTTTACACCCAGTGACACTGTTTGGTTGGCTACTACACAAAATAAAGAATACGCAAAGTTTATGCGTGACGGCAAAACAGCAAGAATATCTATAGCAGGAGTTATGAATGAAGAAACATGATTTACCAACAATACACAATTTTAACCTAGATATCGATGTTAAAGAACTACAGTACGAAGCACATAAACTATACGAAAAGTTCACCGATGTTCGCACTGCGAATCCTATGCTATGTGACAATCATATGGAACTGGTAGCAGATGTGTATGATAACTTTGAACAAATCAATTTGACAGAGCCAAGTGAAATACTTCCATACGAACCAAGTATTAAAAAACGTTTACAACGTAGAGAAGAACATTTATATAATGTTCCTACAGAAGATTACACAGAAAGTTATTTTGAAAAAATTGTAAAGCAACTGAAGGCGCCAGCAAGTAGGGTAAGAATTACAAAACTGGCTTCAGGTAAAAATATTCCATTCCATGTAGACTATGATGTGAATTATGCTGTTCGTTGTATTTGTCCTATATATGGAGATAATCAAGTTATCAACTTATTCAAAAGAGATGGTAAATTAGAAGCATATACACTAGAACCCGGTAATGCTTATTTCCTAAATATTGGATATCCACACGCTGTTGTTAATATGAGTAAAGCACCAAGAATTGCTTTGATGTTTAGTTTAGATGGAACTGCTGATCTTGAAAACATATGATTGTACATTATCCAGAATTTTTAGATGAAAAAAATTTTCATTATTGGCAACCATACAAAGATGTATTCTTTGATTACTTCTTTGAACAATACAAAAATGAAGATACTATTGTGTTTTTTCATCCTACAGAATATGGCACATTAATAGAAGACAAAAAATTTTTCAAACGTGTTTTAGAATTTTGCGAACAAAACAATATAGACTTTACTGTATGGCTTGGACATCATAATAATTACTCACATAAAAACGTAGTAAATTGGAAATGGTTTTGTGCTTTATACACACTATATATGAAAAAACATATGGAAAACAAGTTTGGCACATTTGATAGAAACATAACATTAGACAAACTATTTACTTGTTATAATTATAAAGCAAGATTACATAGATGTATGCTTATAGATTTGTTATACAAAAACAATTTACAAGATTTAGGTTATATTAGTTGGCATAACATTTATGAAGACAGCAAAAAATCTTGGCAATATAATTTTGAACATTTTACTCCTAAAAAAATTGTGTTTGATGAGTATTTTGATCCACAAAATTATTTAGGCCATTTATGTAATCATTATAGTTTTTACAATAGTGTATTTAATATTGTTACAGAATCAAGAGCACATAATATAGAATTAAGTGAAAAAACTTTTTGGTGTATTTGGAGCAAAAAACCTTTTTTAATTTTAGGCGCAAAAGGAATACACACTTATTTAGAAAGTTACGGCATCAAAAAATATCCAATTTTTGATTACAGTTTTGATAATTTTGATTCACTTGAGGATAGAGTACGAGGCATAATAAAAAATGTAAAGTCTCTCAAAGGCACAGATTATCAAATGCTTTGTAATCAATGTTTAGATATTTCTGAAAATAATTATAATGTAATGTATAAAATATGTAAGACAGATCCTATTAAAGAAAAATTTTTAAAATTAAATTACAATGATCCGCATTATGAATATTACAAGGAATTAGTAACATGATTATAGTAACTGGAGGTATACATAGAAGCGGAACAACATGGCTATATAATTGTGTAAAAAATTTGTTTGACGAATACAATTATTGCTTTTATGAAAATATTAATTTATATCCTAATACCATATATAAATCACACACTTGGCATGAAGAATTTTTAAACACAGATAGTATACTGATAACAAGAGATATAAGAAGTGTAGCAGCAAGTTTATTATCTTTCAAACCTTTGAAAAATTATTATAATTTAAATGAAAATAATATAATTAGACACTTAGAAAAAATAGTTATTAAAGAGTGTGAACTGTGGCAACCAAAACTAAAATTAAAATACGAAGACGGTAAACTAAAAAATACACAAAAAATAATTGATCATTTTTTAATTGATAAAAATGCTGAATCAATTGTACAAAAAACCAATCAAATAGAACAACCAAAACACACAAGAGATATACATACCGAGCTATGGCCTAACCATATAACAGGCAGTAGCATGGCAAACTTACCAGTCAAGTTATGCGATGAAATAAGTATACACTTTGGATGGTGGCTAGAAAAACATGGATACAGAATATGAGCAATGTAGAAACTAACCCTAACATGGATATTAAAGTTTACAATAATGTTTATGTAAAAGAATACAAACCTGAATACAGAGAATATGTTGAATTATTTCGTATGAAGGCTCTAGCAGAAAACAATGATAGTTTGCGGCCAGAAAAATACAATCCTGACGAAGTAGATGGTCAAACTTGGATGACATATATTGATAGCGAACTGGCTAGTATCAGTGTTGTAGAACGCAGTCATTATACCGGCGATCCTGATATTGCTGGTAGAATTTGTCGTTATCATATACTTAAAAAGTTTAGACACAGCAATGCTGGTTTTAGGATGCTTCCAAATCAAGTACAATGGGCAAAAGATAACGGATTAAAAGTATTATACTGGACTCACAATGTAAACAACAAAGCATTAAATGCTATGTATCAAGGCAAAAAACGAATGGGTATGCGGGGTAAAGAAGTTCCATACTTTATGACAGATACATATCGTGCTTTTCAATTACAACCTGATATGATTTTCAAAGTCAGTGAAAAGTCAGATTTTCTACAATACGTCTACGCAAACATATTAGAAGAAGGCTACACATGGCGTCCTAATTATAAAACCATTTTGTACCATCCACACAACGGAGATATCACAGAAGAGGTAAAATCTGCGGTGTTAAGTTAATCATGTCCGTCGTCTGTTCTCATATTAAATGTAGAATCTGATTGAAAAACTGTAATAGCACTTCTTTTCCTAACTTGTCCTCTCACATCGTGATGTATATCAACAGCAATTTTATGCCACGTATGCGCAGGAATTACTTCTTGATATAAAAGTTTTTCTTTTTCTTCTGCTTCTGTATGTGTGTCACATCTACCAGTATACCATTGAGTGTATACTTCATCTCCTCCAGGATCTATAATATAATTATAAGCAGTTCTTCTGCCACTATCCATATGTATACCTAATGTTTTGCCAACCACTTGATAGTATATATTGTTAGAAATATCAAAATCAAAAAAAGGCTGACAATAATCTATTATTTTTTTATCTGTAATGCTGTGCATACTAAAATATTCACGTTCACTTGGACTATGCGAATCTTGATACTTTTGTTGAATCAACTCGCCATCTTGGTCAAGCCATTCTACAGGAATTTTTTTCCAGTCAAAATATTCCAAATAAGGTTTCATAGTAAACTCCTTTCTTTTAGTTTGTTGAGTATAAAATTTGCTAACCACTTGTTTCCATTATTGCCGAAATGAAAATTGTCATCACACAAAAATTCTTCGTACTTATTGTTGCCTAAATAATTACGAATACAATCTATACCTTTATATGGATTGTTTTGTGAGAAAACATAATCGGATCTACTTGTAGCAAATTCAATGTATGATTTAGTTTGTATATATTCTAAAGGTTCTGTAAAAAGAGGAAAGTATTGTTTTGAGAAATCTGTGGTACCAGGATAATGATAAATCATATTCACATGATCAAAACATCTATAATTTTTATATTTTTGAATTGACTGCTCGTTAAAATCTACCCACTGCCAAGACACGAACCTAGGCGATCCTGTGAGTTGTATAATGTTTACGGCATTTTTGTCATAAGTTTTATCTAACATATAACACATAAAAGCTAAACTACTTCCAGTATAAGCATAATTATTAAAATTTACATCAGGTAACATTTTTGATAATTCAGTTGCCCAACTTTCAAAATCATGCTCTTTGATGCCGTGGCTGAAACTACAACCGTAAATGTTGATATTCATCTGATTAATAAGCCTCTGTCATTTAAATCTTTTACAACTTCGTATGTATAGGGCTCTAAAAAACATACACTTAAATTTATGCGTGGTGTTTTGCTTTTTGTGTTATCTACTCCGTGGGGAACATTTTTAAATAATATTGGCGTGGTGTAAATTACACTTTCTTTTATTGTGCCAGAATGGTCAGTGAACTTTTTTTCGTTGCCACATATACCATTCCATTCAGGAATGTCCCAAAAGTCTAAACTTGTATCTTCATAACTATCTGTACAAGGAATAAGTATACCAGCAGTTCTGCCATTGTCAATATGGGGTAATAAGTATTCTCCTGCTTGTGCTGCTACAAGCAATCCCATATAACTCCATATAGGTAATATTTGATCTGTGAGCCATTTGGGTTCATATTTTTTGTACCTTTGAACATAACCATATCCCCATTCTTCAGGCGTAATAGTTTGCCATTCGGTTTCATTTTCTATTACATGTTGTATATCATCATGATCTACTTTAATATTTAAAAAATCATACATCTAAATCTTCAATTATATATTCTTTTACTTGTTTTTTTATTTGCTTGTATGTTTTACCATATACCAAACTACTAAAACAATAACTTAATTTTTTGTCTTTGTTCCATCCGTTGTGTAGTTTACTAGTATCAATAACTGTAAATCTATCATTTTCTAATTTGCGGATGTGTCCATTGCTTTCAACTTCTATATTTCCGTATACTGGAAATAAAATACTTGTGTTAATAAAATCATCAGCTACAGCATTTACTGTTTCATCTTCGGCATCATACACATCATAATGTGAACCTACTTCTGTATTTGGAAGTATATTAATAAAATGAGATTCAACAAATGTGCCAAAAAATTTGCTCATTTGTTTATCTAACTCAAATAATTCATGATTACCAATATGATAGTTTCCTGTGTTAATTACTTGTCCATTTGCTGTCCTTAAGACATTAGAAAATCCGTCATAATTGTGTAAGTCTGTATCAACAAAATTCTTCCTCCATTCAGCATGAAACAAATAATTATAAGTATTATCATTTTGAATGTCAAAATCAAATATGTTTCGAAAACTAAACAAGATCAATCCTTTTAACATTAGGGTTTTCTATCAGATACTTAATAGCTAAACAAACATCATAATCTGTTGATTTTTCGTATCTAATTGTACGGTTATGATTCAGTGATAGTAAGCCATTTGTGATTTTTGAAATAGTATTGGTTCGGCTATCATCACAGTTAAAATATTTTTCAATTACTGTGTTGTCAAATTCTAAAGTAATTGGATAAGTTTGAATCCATTCGCTAACTAATGTGTTATTTTTAGCCTTGCTTACAATTTCGTCATATGATTTATCAAAATGAAAAAGCAAATTAAATCTATGTTTATCAGTATGATTGACACCGTTGTGTAAAGTTTTAGCATTGGTCAATACAGGACTGCTGTAATAATAATCTTCTTTACCTTCAAACTTTATTAGATGCGGTGTGTCATCAATAGGCACAATCAATGTGCAACCACGTGTGGCGTCTGTATGGTATCCAGTTTCGCTGTGTGGTGGTACCCAACTAAAACTATAAGTAGTGCTATCTAACAAACTACCTTTTATTTTGTATGCTTCAATGTTTATAGGAAATAGTATGTCTTTATGGTCTAACACAGTTTTACCACCATCTGGACTATAAGACGGCCATATGTCAATAGAGCTTACACAATCTTGAAGAACTTTGCGATTATAATCTAAACTTATTGGAAATATACAATTATCCATTATTTTTGTCCTTAGTCAGTGTAATGCTTTCTATACACTCTGGTGCGTTAATAATCCAATCTATAACTTCTGCTACATATTTTGTATTTAATTTTACTTCGTCAGGATGATAACTATCAACAAGTGGAGTGTGCATATGTCCTAAACTTATGTATGTACACTTTATATTAGGAGTAACACTGTCTCTATTATGGTTAATTGTTTCACACAATTGTTTCAAAGCTAATTTTTCTGATCCATAACTGATATATTTTAACCAAGGTTGTTCTTTATTAATATGGTCGCTTATACTTCCTATTGAAACAATATGAACGTTTTGTTTTGTTGCTTCAAACAACATATATAATTTGTGAAGTAATCTTACCTGACTATAGTTGTTCATTTTTTCCGTATAACAGTTAAGAATAATTACATCATAATGTGTAGCTACATGACAAAATTTGTCCATGCCTTCGTCTGTAGATAAATCATATCCATTTGATCTACTAGCATAACTTGTATTGGTAATAGCACTTGCTAATCCATAATTAGGATTACCCGTTGTTAGTATTTTCATAGTTTTTTTGTTCTTGTATATTGCTGCTATAATATTGATCTATTTGTTTTTTAAAAGCCGAACGAGTATCATTAAAAACTATAGTCATATCACTGGTAATTGTATTTTGTCTATTGTAATTTTCAATAGCCCATAACTGTTTATTAATTGAATACAATACTGAAACAAAATGTTTGTTAAACTGATTTACTTTATCTTTATATTGTTCGATTTCGTCAGCAACATCTAATCCATGTTCTTCTTTTAACAATAGAATAGTGTATCTATCGATAAAGTCACTTACGCTTATTTCAACCTTTATACCCATTTATAAATTCTTCTTCGCTTTGGAACTGTTTTAAATACTTATTTTCTTTTCCGTGTGCGTAATCTAATGCTGAATGTCTATGTGGCATTACAGGGTAATAATCTGTTCTAGAACTGTGAGCAACATGTGTCCACCCTCCTTCTCTGCCAATACAATATTTGCTTGTTGAAATTAATTTACAGTTTTCTTCAATACTCATGTGATTTCCTAACTGTATAGGATTATCTAAATGTTGAACTATTTCTTCACTTACATTTCTTGGTAAGGTATAATCATGACCATTATATATTTCTTCTGGACCTGTTGTGTAATAACAAATATGTTTTTGTGGATTCCGTTTGAACTTAGTAGGATAATACTTGTGCCTTAAAGTACACGGAATAGTTTGTATTTCTTCTTGTAAATATCCAGGTGCTTGTAGATTTTTTAAATTATCTTGCCAAGATTGTTGATGATCAACATCTAAATGAATAGTTGGTTTTTTATTAATAATTACAGGATGTTTTGGCTCCTGAAAGCATGTTAATATTTCACACCATTTACTGTAATTTCTGTCATTTAAACATAGGTCAATACTTAATTCGGTTTTTTGGTTACATAGCAACCAACTTATGTTTTGCCATAATCCTCCTAAACCCATGTAGTCAAAATTAAAAAACATTACCCTTTGCATTTTTGCGCATACCAACTTAGAGGGAGATTTAAAAATTTATAATCTTCACCAGTGACTTTTCCTCTACAATTATTACTTCCACAATTACATTCAAGAATATAATCTTTCTTTGTTAACATAAAGGTACCATAGTCTACACACAGAAATTCATCTGTTTTTATGTTATGTAAAGCTCTAAATACAATTTGCCCATCAATGTAAACATTAGGATTACAACTATGATTTATGTAGGCTTCGTATTCGCTTCCATTTGGTAAATCAAGCACAAGATCTTTATCAATGAGCAAACCTTTATACCAACCATGTTCGCTTGGTCTTCTAGCCATGCCTCCTATTACAAAAACAATATCATCTTTTTTTATATCAGCTGTAGCATATCTACATAACCCATGTATAGGACTAGATTTTACGGCTGTATTTTTATGTAGATAACAATGATTCAAGTTTTGGATCCTCAAAGTTAACTAAACATAATATATGATATCTATCATATCCTAATTTATTATTTACAGCATGATTGTGTTGAGTGTTTATAATCCATGCTTCATTGAATTTGTAATTTTCAATATGTATTTTGTTGTCCATATACACTAACATTTGAGCATGTAGTGAAGTTATTAATGGAATATGTACATAGGCATGTGTATACACAGTTTCGTAATAATTATGACTATGCCAATTAATTCTTTGCTGGTTATCAACTTTGCTGATCATTATACGATCACACATATCCCATGTAAATAAATCTTCTACAATACTTTTAATATAAGGAATTTGTTCGCATAATGTTGTATCTACAAGATGTTCAGGAGGCACTCTGCCATCAACTATTATATCTTGCTTTCCTAAAATTTCCATGAAATCAAGAGTTTCACCAAATCCAAAGTCTGAATCAGTATTAAAATTTCTTAAAAATTTAGCAGACCAATAGTGACTAATTCCTGCTCCTCGAGTTCCTTTGACATCATTATTATACCCGTGCCAGTTTTCTAAATCCTTTAATTCTTCTTCAATTTTATTTTTGTTTAAATTTAAATCAGCAAGTTTATAGTGAGGAACATGTATTAATTTTTTTGCTAAAGAGTGCTTTGCTCTTTGGGGATCACAACGAGGAACACAAGATTTATCAAATGCTGGAGCATCTAAAATATTTTCTAGTTTCTTATGTAGTTTCATTACATCTCCAAATAAGGATTGTTTAAATTTTTTGTTTCCTCAGCGTTATTGAAAACAATATGTATACGATCCTGTCTAGTACCATTTAAAAAATTATGTAATTCGTGTGTATTTGTCCAATATACTTTTCCAGGATACATTCTTACCGTAGTTTCTTTATCAGGAAAGTGCATATAAGTCTGTAAAGGTTTTGAAATTACCGGAATATGAAATCTTGTGTAATAGTCAATATGTGTTGTATAACAAGTCTTTGGCGGAAGATTCATTATACGAGCATGAGCTACAGGAAAAGCCATACTACATAATAATTCCTTTAAGTATGTTCCTTCTAGTTTACTGTGGTAGTTTACAAATTTTTGTTCATCATTGCTAAGTTTATCACTTTTGCCTACACCGGCGTACCAATCTTCTACGTCAGCATATTGTAAGGCAATTTGATTAGACTTGTAGGGTATGTTTTTTGTAATTTGGTTAACATCATTTACAAGTCTTTCAATGTCTACTTTATATTGTAGTTCTGAATAGACCATAAGTTATTATACAAATAAATTTTGTTTTTGTCAACGATAATTTATTGAAATAGGTTGTTTCTTCAATGTTGGAAATTTAAAATCACTGGTAGGATGCTGACGTCTATTGGTTTCTGTATTTTTATATCCAATGCCCATTAGTAGCATAATATCATTTTTTACACCTAAGTATTGTTGAATTGCTTCGTTATCAAAACAAGCACAACAGCCTGTATTGTATCCTAACATACTAGCAGTTAGATTTGCGTAACCTGCTGCTACACCAGTGCTCATATGGCTATCTTTTTTGAAAGCATTCCAGTCATCTTTTGTAAGATCGTCATCTGTTAGCCTAACCGTTTGAAGATTGCGTTGAGATCCTAAACTGTTTACAGTGAAGTCTTCTCTTTCAAAAACAAGTAATAAATTTGCCAGTGTTTGGCTATTTGTAGTTGTTTCGCCTGTATCAAAGTTTTTAGTGAATCCGTCTGTCATATTATGAATAGCATGGATATCATTACTATCGGTAATAACATGAACTTTGTAATAAGCAATATTTTGTTTACTAGGACAATTTGTTACAGCGTGAACTAATAAATCTATATCCTCTTCAGGCATAGTTTGTGATAAATCAAAATTTCTTTGGCAGTGTTGACTTTTAATAATTGCTTTTTTAACATCGTTGTGAGTAAAGATCATATTATTCTCCTTCAATGTATTTAGCCAGTCTGGGTAAGTAATCTTTTAAATATTTTCCTTGTAAGCCATCAGTGTCTTTTATAAACAATTTTAAACTATCAAATTTTTCCTGCTCAAATTTGTAATTGTTTAGATACGGTTTATTGTATTCATCTATTATTTCTTTTACATACTCCTCAGGTAAAGCATTTCTATTCATGTGCGCAGGATGTTCTATCCATTCCCAGTCAAACTCAATATTGAGATTTTCTGCTGCTGTGATTGTATCTTTCAGTTTCTCTAAAGTTAAAACACCTAACGTGGCAAACAATACAAGTCTAACATTTTTGTTTTCATTAGCAAAAGACTTCCATTGTCTAATTACATTTTGTATGTTGTCAAAATTAGATCCTAATCGAATATACTCGATAGTTTCATTATATACGTCTACACTAAATTTAATGTTAAGTTTTTTAAATTTTTTTAAATACTTTACAAGTTTTATAGGAAAGAAACTTGTGTTTGTATGAACATTTAGTTTTACGTTTTGAATAACGTTTCTTTGATCTAAAAACTCAAAAAACTTAATAGTCTGAGGATCGACAAATGGTTCTCCGCCTATTAGGTCAACATAATTTAAATTTGATAAATCTACATCTTCAAATACTTTTTTAAAATCTGTATCTGTAGTGTATGACGGCTCTCTAAACCATTTTGTTAATTCTGGATTATTTTCAACTAATTTACTGATAGTACTACTACTTCTTGTATCACACATTTTACAAGCATAGTTACAAAAGTTGCTTAGGTTTATTTGCATCCAAGAAATTTTATTTTCTACAGGTTCTTCAGAAACTTTTACTCGCATACTGGGCAACCCAGCATCTTCTATATTTTTACATTTTATACAACCCTGATGCCACTCCCCTTTAATATTCATAGTCTCAATAACATCTTGATGTAAAGCACCATGAAAATACGTATTAAAACCTTCATTTACCATTGTGCGATCATCGTCATTGCTAAAAGCAGTACCGTCTTTGTCCCAATAACAACAAGGACTAAAGTATCCAGGTAGCCTTAAACACACATGAGTTGTTAAGACTTTACAATGTGGCATAGTTCAAACTCAATCCTAATTTATAACTTGCGCCTACTTTTTGTATCTTTTCCGCAAAATGAATTCTTGAACTATCAAATATTATAACATTTCCTGGTTTCCATTCATTTTCTTTTTCTACACTTATTCCTTTCAATGTACTATAAGGAACATACTCAGGTTCATCGATATGATTGTTATACCATGTTTTTGTAATACCATCTTTAAGATACTTTACGCCATCGCTTTTGTAATCGTAACTAAAATGGACGCCGTTTGCTTTTTGTCGCTGTGTTTCTTCATCAACATCAAATTCTTCACAACCTGCCCTAAATCTTGTAGTAGGTCCATAAAAATATTGTTCAGCAGTATACAGCATAGGATATGTATCTGTATCAATTTCTAATGGTATAACAACACTTTTATATCCTTTAATACCGTCTTTAAGATTTGGACAATCAATATGAACATCATGTGGTGGATGATTAATTAGAAAAGCAGTATCACCAATTAAAAAACACTCTTCGGGTAATAAGTGTTCTATATATTGTTTGCTAAATTTTTGTATTTCTTCTAACTTATGAATGTTTCCTTTACGATACCAAAAAATACCATCAGGTAGTATATCAGGAGCGCCAATATATTTCCTTGCCACAGTACTTAGATGTGCTCTAATAAGCATACCTAAATAATTATTGTACACTACTGTTTCTTCTTCACGCATATTTTCTCTTTGGAATTTTACTATCAGCACTGCTTACACAACTATTAGTTATACACGGAGCAGGCTTATTAAATAGCTGGAATCCTGTTTCTATGTTTCCTAACGGCACATCGTGACAACTATAACTGCGTTTAATACTACCATCTGGTTCTCGAATAATTATACCTTGATAGCCAGCATTACAATGCCAACCTTTGAACTTATTAAAGTTAAACGCATTGAATCTTTCGGCTTGGTCCATATACCAAGTTTTTCCAGTTTTGTCCTTAAACTCAACCTGCATATGCCAAGGCACACTGGTATCGTTTTTGCCATTTACTCCTGTTGGTATTTGGAAGTTAGGTTTTGGGCGATCTTCCCATTTCCTTTTGCTTTCTGTATAAGCTCGCTGTGGCATTCCGTTCCATAGTCTCTTGAGCATTTCGTCTGTATATCCATCAACTACTCTTGAGGCAGTTGGATCAGACTGAGGCTTAAGAGTGACGTTGATACCTTGTTCGTGGAAGAAGAGAGAATTTTCCCAATCTCTTTCAAACCAATCAGGAACCATAACCATATTAATTGTGACTTGGACATCATGTTCTTGACACAGAATCAACTTATCTGCAAAATCTTGCATCTTCTCCGTAGTATCTAAATGTTCAGTGTGTAGGCTTGCTGTAATGCTTGCTCTATGAAATGGTTTTACACGCTCTACATACTGTTCAAACCATTTCATAGGACGACTACAGTTTGATGTCATGTGTACACTGGTGTAATTTGTGTTCTCTACATCGTCAGCGAGATGATGTAAAATATCCAAGTAACCAGGATGGAAAGTAGGCTCACCACCACTAAGGCTAAAATGAAAGCTATTAAATCCGTTTTCACGTGCTTGCCTCTTTATCTCATCGATTGTAAGAAGACAGAGCTCTGTTGGCCTGTGATCTTTACGATCTGATCTGGCGTATGGCCAGCAATAACTACAACGATAGTTACAAAAGCGGCCAAGAAGCCAACTGACAGTAAAAATATCTCTGTATAGAAGAGTCCTTTGTCCGACTTCAACAATGTCATCAAACGGTATTTTAGTGAAGTCATAATTACTCCATTTTAAATCATCAGTCATGTTATTATTATATAACCTTTTTTATTGTTTGTCAATGTATATCGTGAATAAATATTTCATGTATAAAAGACTTGTAGTATTTGGCTGTAGTTTTACTAGAGGCACAGCATTAGACGATGTTTGGGATTTTAAAAATAATAAAAGTATATATACTCATCCTAGTAAATACGCATGGCCACAATTATTAGCAAATAATCTAAATTTAGAATGCTTAAACTTTGGCAAAGGTGGACTAAGCAACAAAGCAATATGGCATAATGCTGTAAATTTTAAATTTCAACAATCTGATCTTATTATTATACATTGGTCTTTTTTAGACAGATATCATTTTTTTGAAAATAAAAATAAAGGCTTTATGTTAGATCATCGTAGCAAAGACAAAAGAGATAAAGCATTCTTTAAATATTTACATAGTGACTATGATATGCTTAGTGATTTATATTTACGTATGAATCATGTTAACACATTACATAATAATATACACCACATATTAATTGATCCTATAGATAATGTTTCTTGGAATAAGGTAACCCCAATTAATATGTATTTAAACGAATACAAAATAAAATACCCGAGAGCTAATGATAATAGCCACCCGGGTATGTTAGCTCATCAAGAGTTTTCTAAGCAGCTACATCAAATTCTAAAGTATTAACTATACCTTTTGGTTTATATTTTCTATGGTCTCCTTTTTGTTGATCTCCTTGACCAACACACAAGAAAATAAAAGGCTTCCATTCCCATCCAGTTGGCATATCTTCAGATGTTTTCATGTTTACTACATCTAACGCTTTTGGGTTAAACGCTTTTAAACAACAACTATTGAGTCCTAGTTCTTCGACTGTGCAAATTACATTCCACATATTTGTACCAAGCGCAATAAATGTAGCATCTCTGCTGGTAGGAAATTCACTAGTAGTCCAATGTACTGGATCTTCATTTATAGGTGTTGGTATGCTAAATGCTAAAACAAGAGGAGCATCGAACTGTGTATTGAAACAAACTCCTGCCTTCTTCCATTCTTCTATTGAATGTGTAGTATGATCTTTTTCAAAAGCATCTTTAACTTCTGCTGGACACCCATCAAAGTAACTGTGCATATGAGGCCACATTGCTTGTTTTACATTTTCAGGAACAACATCTACTCTGTAATGATAGTTGTTTGCTAAACTAGGAGTAAGCCCGTTTGCGGCATTTAGAATTTTATTTAATTTTACATTATCAATAGGTGTATCTTTAAATGTAGTATAGCTTGCTCTATTTAATACTAAATTTTCTAAAAAACTTTGTGTTGCTTCATAAGATTCTTCTTTAAATACATCTTTCCAAATATTAAACAAATTAACAATATGTGATTTTTCTAAATTGTTTAAATTTTTTGATCCATAAAAATCTAATATTTGTTCATGTATCCATAATTCAGTTTCAACAGTAATATTTTTTGTTTGTCTTCTATTACCAGCATAATGTTGACTTATTAACATTTTAGTATGTCTGTCTGTACCTTCAGACAAATCTAGGTCGTATGCTTCAACTATTAAATCTATATTTTTATCACAATAAGAAAGTAAATCTTTTGTCTTGTTAGGATAAAGCGTATGATTAGGAAATTTTTCTAACACTTTCTCTTTTACAGATTCTAGTATAATCATCTTAACTCCTTATGTTACTTGTATATTTATCATAAAGTTTCTTAACTGCTTGTTGGAAATAACATCCATTATAATGCGTTCCGTCTCTAGATATGTATTTTGGATGCCCGCTGTTATTAACAATATTATCCACATTGTATTCTATAATAGGACATATATTTGTCCACTGACTAGATATTACTTTACTAATATTATCGTCTAAATAATTTATATATTCGTCACTGATATAAAATTTTTTGTATGCTTTATCGCTTACAGTAAGAGGAATTAACTCGCCGTTGTAATCAAACCACCGAGATACATAAGTTCTTTGAAAAAATACTGCTTTTGGCTTTATATTGTTTTTAATTAATTCGCTACTGTTAAACATTGAAAAAGCATTGTTGCCTCCAGGAATGCCTAAATTTATACAATAACTATCTAAATATTTTTCCATTAGTTTAGGAATAGTTTCATCTATACTAACACCAATTCCTACTGTGTGACTACAACCTAAGAATATATAACTGTTATTCCAATCAAGTTGATTCCACTCTTTTTCTCTGTATCCTTGACTATTTAGAGTGTAGGATATATCTTTACGAGATGTTTCTTTTTTATAATATTGGCTTTTATATTGATTTTTGTGTGTCCAGTGTTTTTTCCAAAACTTTGGATCATCGCTTTCTGAGTACTCAATATGTTTTGGATATCCTTCTCTACCAAATCTAATATCAAGAAGTTCCATATTTTCCTAATTCCATTTCTTTAAAACTGTGTTGCCAATTTATATTTCTAGCAGCATCTAAGTCATTTAGATAGTTTATAAATGTTGACCCGTGTTGTTTCCACAATGGCTTCTCTAGCATATGATTTACGTAAAAAGGAACTTTGTTGCTGTATTCACCAAAGTCGTATGCGTTGATACGTTCAGCAACGTTGTCTTTGATTGGTTGTGGCAACACTTGCGCACTCATGTGTACAGGCCATTCTACATGATTAGCAAATATAAATTTAATATTTGGAAAATGTTTACGCATATAATCATATGTATCAACTAAGTAAAACATGCTAACATTGCTACAAGTCCACTGTACGCCTATATCTAGGTGCTCGTTGTCTTTGGCATACTGTTCCATTAGTTCTAGTTTTTTAACAAAACTATCCCACTTGATAGGAAACCTAAAATACTCTCCAGGTTCTTGTATCGCATCAAGACTAAGTCTAATAATTACATCTTTGAAACTAACAAGCTGATCAAATATTTTTCTAGTGAGCAGAGTACCGTTGCTTACATATGTAAGTGTTATATCTTTGGCAGCGTCAGTAAACGCAACTTCTTTTATAAAACGATTGTGTTGTTTGTTGGCAAATGGCTCACCACCTAAGAAGTTAAAACGTTTTGTATGCTGTAAATTTTCTTTAATATTGTCCCAAATGAAACTGTCTTGCTCAATCCATTTGTTGTCAATGTTGTAGTACTCTGTGTTAGGATACTTGTCTAACATGCCTTTGTCTTCGTTCCATTTTGAACTAGCACCTGTGCCGCAATGAATACATTTTAAATTACAAATAGTTCCTACACGTATATCAATATTGCTTGGATAATAAGGAACGCTGCCATCTTCTGCTGTTTGTTCTATGAGATGTGCGTTGTTATCGTAATGATATTTGTTTTCCTCCAAGCGTTTGCTACGACCGTTGAGTTCTTCAACATACTTACAGCGTTTACAATTTTCTGGCCAACGTCCTGCTACAAACTCTTTGCGTATGTGTTTGAAGTAATCATTGTTCCATTCGTCACTTATGGTGCTGCCTTTGAGTTTTACATCGGCTGCTTTCACAGTTGCTTGATCAGCATAGCCACAGGTACGTGGTCTGCCAAAAGTGTTTGTGCTAAAGTTAATCCAGGGTAATATACAAGGTTTCATACAAGCCTGCCAAATGCATATGCCCTCTCTAAACAAAACCAACAATGACCACAATGACTGTATTCTTGCCTAGGAATGCCTGCTTCATATGATATACCTAATTTTGTTTTTTCTTCAGGTTTTTCGTTCTCACAACTATAAGTTAAAGGTAACAGATCATCTAGCACACCCATTTCTTTATACATAGCAGCAGTACCATGTCGTTTGTCTTTGTGTACAAATGGTAATATTCCTAGTACAGGCAAACCATATAAAGGTCCTTTATTAGGAAATCCATAACCGATTGCTTCTTTACTGGAATTATTGTCTCTATCCGGATCTCTAATTTTTGCTTGGGCAAGACAGTCTTCAAAGCTATCAAAGTTCATTCCTTCAACATTATAACCTTCTTTTGCCATTAATTCTGCATCAGGATTTTCTGTTAGTCCGCCATAGTAAACATTAGCCAATCCATCAGCTAAAACATTTGCCAATATTTTATCTTGAGCTTTTTCGTAGTCAGGCACAGTCCAAGGCAAAGGAAGTTTTTCTACTCTATGAACAACAGGCATAATACCTGTACGATCTCGTGTAAAGTGCATAACTTTTTTAGCATAGTGACTGTACCAATCTTTGGTTTCAGGATCTAATGTTACAACATATAACGGATAATCTAAACCTCTTTCTGCAAGTTCTTTACAAAGTCTGTAATAAACAATACTACTGTCTGCTCCTCCAGATAGCTTGACTACAATGCCTTTTACAGGAAAATTGTCCAATGGTTCTGTAATGTATTTTCCATAATTCCAAGTTTTTTGTTTATACAACCTATCAAGATATTCGCCACCGTACTCACAATTCCAGCCGTTGTCTTCTGCTTCTTGTCTTATAATTGTTTTCTGTTTGTCCGGTATCGCCAACGGATAAGTTTTTACCACTTTGTCGGTGTCTTTGTCTGTAAACACAAAATTATGAAAATACATATTATAAGGTTCGCTCATACAGTTCTCCTGTTCATATTAATAATTATCTGCGTATATAACTTATAAGTACAAATATGAGAGACAGCGTAAAAAGAGAATACAACGAACAGTGGCTACAGCAAGATAGACCGCAGCCTATGTACAGCAGCAATATAAACAAATTTTATGACGAATTTTATCAACACAATCCTGTACATACGCACGATCTAGACCAGCAGTTTAAAGATACTTTTGTAAAATGGCTAGACGCTCACAAGTATAGTAGTTTTATGGGCTTGGGTGCGTTCAAGCACAAAGATATTATTAATGGCTGTACACAGTTTATAGATGACTTGTATCAACGCTGCGGCACATTACAAACATTTGAAAACGATTACAAGTACCATTGGCGTTTGAACAACGACATAGTGTATGCTACCACGGATACACTCGATCCAAACAAAGAATTACTGATCAGCATGCCGTTTCCATTCTATGGAGATGTACATCCTGAAATGGACGAAATATTAGATACGGCATACAAACAAAATATTCCAGTACACATTGACGGAGCATGGATCAGTTGTATTAGAGATATTGAGTTTGACTTTGATCATCCTGCGATACAAACTGTGGGTATTAGTTTAAGCAAAGGTGGCATGGGCGGTAATCGTATTGGATTGAGATTTGCTAGGAGGAGACCCGAAGGTGCTGTGACTATCATGAATGACTTTAACATGAACAGTCAAGCATTGGTTAGCATGGGTATTAAGTTTATGGAAGAACTAGGTCCTGAATATTTTTGGACACAATACAAAGTTCATTATGCCAAAGTGTGCGAAGATTTCGATCTACAACCTACAAAAGCAATACACTTGGCCAGCAAAGACGGCAAGCCTGTCGGTGTTAGACCCTTGCTAAGATGTCTTCAAAAATAGGATCTAAGTCGTATATACTTGTTCCCCTTATGCTGTCTAGCCATCCGTTGTATCTTTTATAATTTTTTACTTCATTAGGATTGTATTTGGACACATGTAAATGTTTGATTGCTTGTTCAGCTGTAGGATGATTAAACTTTTTTAAATAAGCAATTTTCTTTTGTTTAATATCATCAGGAATACAATCAAGTTTTCCAGGCACACCATACATAGGACTCATGTTAACTTTTTCAGCAGGGAATTGTAAGAAATATTCAAACCAATCTTCGATTATAGCAAAACTGTTTGTTTGTACTACCATTTGAATACTATAATCTTCTGCTATAGAAATAATCTTTGGGATGTTTTTTTCAACTTTGTGCCACTCGGCACCAGTTCTTATATATTCATATGCTTTTCCTGCTGCATCAATACTTAAATTTACATGAATATCTTTAAATTTCTCAACACGGTTCATCCAAGGCTTATTAATACTTGTACAATTAGTTGTATAATTTAACCGTGTTGTTTCGTTCATTCCTTTTTCAATTAGATAATCTAATATAGGAAACATGCGTTTATTAACTGTAGGCTCGCCGCCTAATATAGCCAAGCATTTCAAGTTTGACAAATCAAAGTCCATAACATCAGTTGTATCTCTTTGCTCAATAGGATTCCAGCCATGTGCTACAAATTCTTCTTCAATCAAGCTACTACTATGCATACTACACATTCTACATTTGAGATTACAAAGATTGTCAGGACGGTAATCAAGTTTGTTGAGAACATCAATTTCATACCAGTTCAAATCTAAATCTCTATCTATGTAATTTCTAGCTGACTTTATACCATGCTGTTCTGTCTGAATACATTCCTCACAAGTTTTACTAATAACTGACATATCATGATTTTCCATTGCAGTTTTAATATTATCAAGATATTCACTTGTGTGATAATCACCTACTGCTCCGGTAAATTTATCACCTTTCCATTCACAGCAAGGACTAATACCGCCACCGCCATATGTACCTCCATATTGAGCTGTAGTCCACGGTGCGTAACAATATGGATTATTTTTTGCCATTAATAATAAATTATATTACCTTTTCTTTGCCACTGCTTGCTGTATGTATAGGAATATTTTAAACAATCGCCTGCGGCTGTAGTATACACAGCGTCTTTATCAAATATAGGAGATCCTTTTCCAACACATAAAGATATCAAAGGCCATGAGTATGATTGATTTGTTTTATATCCAAATCTTTTCCATATAATATCACTCCACTGCTGCGTAATTTCTTCTCCAGGATATGTTGTACATCCAATAAAACTAAAATCAAACCCTTGAGTTAAAATATAATTTAACACAGCGCCTCCATGCATTCCTATGTGGAAATGTTTTGTGTTCCATGATCCTAAATCAATACCATCTGGAAAATGTTCTTCACCGTCTTCAGTGTGTGCTAATGTTAAATAGACAATAGGAGCAGTAACTACTGCCAATTCATGTTTATCTACAGACGGATTACAGAAAAAATGTGTTGCTAAAAATTCTTTAATATGTAAATCACTTGGAAGTAATTTCATTATAGAAAACCGTGCTTTTCCAGAAGTTTGCATAGGAGCATGATGTAAAATTGTTTCTATTCTTTCTTGAACTGCTGTTGGTATTACAATAGAACTATCAAAAACTTTAAAGTTTCTACGATTATCCCAATCAGAATTGATTTCACCTGGTCCATCTTGAAGACCTTGTTTCAGCAGTTCTATAGCATTTACAACAGTTATTTTTGACTGTTCATTTATACTTGCGTTTTCAAACATTTCTAAAATAAGCACTTTTAAGATATCATACATTTCTAATTCAACATGAATTGATTTAAGTTGTAAAGTGTCTCCTAAGTAAAAAACTTTTACAAGATGATCAATAGCCAATGTGTCATTTGATTGAATACAGGTGCTCAGTGCTTGAACAATATATTGAACATCTCTTACACATTTCTTATATTCTGTTGTTCTATTAGGATAATTTTCTCTTACTTTCGCTTGGATAATCTTTCCTAATTCTTTCTTTTTGTTACGTAATAATGTTACAGCATTCCAATCCATTACAATTCTCCAACATGCCAACCTACTGTTTTCCATGTATCACAGTTTCTGTACTGGTCTGTCATTGATACATGCGACTTTAACATATTTATATGGCTGGGAGTGTTGGCCTTTTCGATAATGTTGTACAATTCTACAATCTGTTCTGATTCTTCTTGTGTATACTTTGATAGGTCAATATTTTTTATATCGATATTTGCTTGATTTCTAATTTCAATAGGTGTATTATCAAGATTATACCAAGGTGCTCCGTTGAGCCAACTAAACCCAACTTTGAATCTATCTTGATAATTGGTATACTCTTTGAAAAATTTAATACTATCAGCTAAATTTAAAATATTTAAGTTATGAGGAACAATAGCAAACTCACATGTTAACCATGGATACTTTTTAAGTATGTCAATTTTTTCAAGTGCTTCGTTCCATTTTAACGGCCAACGCAAGTATTCGTAAAAGTTTTTTCCGCTGCCATCAATGCTGTAATTAATGTGTAAATGATCAAATGCTTCTAGTTTTTGTATTTGTTCTTCTGTAAAACTACCGTTTGTAGTAATGTTTAAGCCTGGCAAAGACTTTCCGCTGTTAAGCAAAGCATCGATCATTCTATCAAAATGTACATTTATAAATGGTTCGCCGCCTGTAATTTCTAATTTTCTAATGTTATCGGCTCTGTCTACAATATCATTGATTATATTTCTATACCAAGTTTTACTTTTTGACCAGTCATGTTTTTTAGTTACAAGTTTGTATAGATCAGGATCATCTATACTACTAGTCATAGCTTTGTATTGTTTTTCAATCAAACTACTTCTACTAGCATTACATATTCTACAGGCTGTATTACACTGATTACCAAAAGTAATCATAATATGTTCTATGCCTTTGTCGACTTTGCCTTCGTAATAAGCGTTGCGTTTTTGTCGCATACTTTTTGCGCCATTATCTTCTTGCCGCCAGCAAAAATCACATCCACTTACACGCTCTCCTGAATCTAATCGATTTTTAAAATCTTCGAGCCAACTACTTTTTAAATATTCTTCAAAGTTTTCAACTTCTGGTCGTTCGCCAACATACTGACAGCATGGGCCTAGATTACCTCTGCTATCAAAATGTATTTGTTTGTAAGGTTCGCTACACTTTGTATTCATTCTAAACCGTTTGTTACTAAGTAATATTGCGGAGTATCTGCAATTGGAAAATCGTCCCAAGTATACACTATTTTAAAATACTTGTTTATAACTTTATTTTTATATGTAAGATAATCTACAAGTGATTTACTATTATAATCGTACCTACAAAAAGCCATCCTATCTTTACCTGTCCACAATACTTTGATTTGTTTTGTGTGAATAAATTCTGAAAGCACTAGTAGCCTGCAAATTGCTTGATTCGGGTTACAGTCGTCTAATACAATAATTAATTCATTACTACCTGTTTCTAACAAATGTTCAAATACCTGCTTCATATTTTTAGTATTACAATCCACTCTAGCATAGTCAATAGAATCTGTTATTTGATTTTTAATATCATTGTAGTCTTTTTCAAAAACTGTAGCGTTTATTGTATTGTTTGTAAATTCGTTTAAATTATTTTCTAAATCATCTATGCTTTTAGGAAACTTTTCGTACAAAGTATATTTGGATAATTCATGAAAATTTTCTGTAAGATAAAATTTTAAACCTTTGATGTTGTTGTGAATCCATGCAGCCCACGCACCTGTAGCTGTACCCAGCTCGAGTATATTTTTGCTATTCATTGCTGCTAAGATTTCTCTTTCAACTATAGCATCCTCAGCAGAACTCATAATCAATTTAAATTCAGGATTTTCTTTCCCTAGTTTATCTTCATATCTAAAGATGTTTTTGTTCACTACGCCATTCCTGTAATAAATCCTCGTCTAGTTCAATCATAAATGTCATCAACAATCCCATTTTGCTGTTCCACTTTTTTCGAGGTTCTGTATTTAATGATCCTTCATTTGTAGCATGTAATTGTACAGCATCAAAAATACAAGGTGAGCCAGTTTTCCAATCAAATACACTTTCTGCGTTAAGTCCTGCTAATCGTTTATAAGGAGTATTCATATATTTTTTATGAAACTCTTTGTCAAACGGTTCATTG